TGAGAGGGATACGGCATTATTATATGATGTTAATACTGGTAAGGTTAGAGTAATAGACCTCAGTCAATATAGGCGACATGACGAAAATAAAGATGAATAGTCGCTTTGCTCTGCAGGCCCCACCGGGCTATGCATGGGTAAGCGTAGACTTCTCGAGTTAGCTAACTGTCCATAGACAGATATAGATATGAGTAAAAGTACAGTAGAGAAGATGAATTAACTATCATCTATAGAAAAGGTCTTCAATGCTATGTACTATGATGGATGTATCTGTCTAGATAGAAAGAGAGATAAATTTGGCTCGCTTGCTAGGAAACCGGCAAGGTAATATTCCACTAACTCGGGGAAAGGACTCTCTCCCAATCCCGAGCGAGTAACACGTCAGTAGGGCTACTATCCATTGATAGACGTGTTACCGTGTAGAGGCCATACGTGGAACACCTGAACCTAGTAGGGATGGTGAAGAGATGGTCCATCCGTGACAGCGGAAGCAAGAGTTAAGATTGGCGGGAGCCTTCAGTAAGGATTCTGCTATTACAGAGATTTACGTACTCGAAGATGAGTATCATAGAGGTATACGACCCCTCCCCTTATCACCTGAGGGTCTAACTTATACTGACCCCAAGGTAGATCAGCACCTAGTCGCCAGTACGTTCCTGAATAAGGATATAGAACAGCGCATGGTGCACGAGCCCTGGACCGTGAGTGCGGATGACCCTATCATCGCGCCCTGGCGGAAGAAGGGTAAGATTATGAACTTCAAGGTGATATATGGTGGTAGCGCTAGTAGTTTAGCAGCAGACCTCAATTGCGATGACAAGGAAGCAGGTCGTCTTCTCAAGCAGTACTTCACAGGTTTCCATGGCCTCTATACCTGGATTGAGATTACGGGGAGCCTATGCTCTCGTACTCGATGGGTTCGTAGCGCTATGGGCCGCTTCATCAATGTCAACGAGGATAATGCTAAGGGTATAGCTGGTAAGAGCACTACACGGCGAAAGGCAGTTAATTGTGTTATCCAGAGCTCAGGTAGTGAGATGCTGAAGATATCACTACCTCGAGTAAGACAGGCCTTAGAGGCTATAGATGCAGGAGAACGACGGGCCAGTATTATCAACGCTACTCACGATGAGATCAATCTATTAGTGCCAGGCTATGTGGCGTGGCAGGTAGTTAACTCTCGAGTAGTACCTATCTTGGATCAGGACTACTATACTGGTCAGCAACTCGATGAGTTTATGCTGGCACAACGTTATGCTGCTGCTGCATTATATCAGATGGAGAGCGCAGGTAACCATATACTTAAGGATGTGCTGGGCTCCGATATACCATGTCGGGCTAAGCCAAATATACACCGCTATTGGTCACATTAATGAATATACTATTACGATTACTGGGGCTATATAACCCCATGAAGGTCATCGAGGCTTCATTGAGTAACTTCCCACTAACAGATGATATCGCCCAGCAGGTAGTTATTAATGATAGGAGTTATCTAGATATTGTAGGTGATATCGGTGAGTTTCGTTACGAATGGGTACAGTTTGACGCAATGAGTCATGCGGATATGTTGGTTATGTCTCAGCATATGGCCCTAGAGCTGGACTTTGGTTATCTCTATGCTTATGTAAAACATGACCCAAATGATGTAGCTATAGTCTTAGAGTACCGGGCCGCCTTTAACTACGCTAGGCTAAATAAGGAGAAGATGGATAAGTTCCTAAGTCGAGTGTGGCGTATTGTGCATGTACTCAATAGCTATACTGAAAGCTACGCAAGAGATAAGAGAAGGGAGGCCATAGAAGATCTAGTCAATCAGGGCATTACCCTCGACGGTGATAATATGGATGTCCTAGACTTCTCTTCACTCAATACATATCCTAGTGAAGATGACGATGACAGTATCGGTAGCCCAATTTAATATACCTCAGTACGTAGCCGCATTAAGGGCAGTAGTATCATGTCTAGATAAGGACAGCCCGCGAGCTGATGCATCCTGCGTGCGTATGACTATAAGTAAGGGACAGCTGCAACTGAGTGGTAATCATTTGGGCTCTCATAGCCTGGTCATGAGACTACCAGTGCAGGCAGATGATGTGGATATCCTAGTACCTGGCGGGCCCCTCCTTAACCTAACTTGTCGTATGGGTACGCCCACCTCGCTTGTTATCGATATAGAAGAGGACAAGATAGTCTATAGACTAGGTACGTATGGCACTAACTCTACTCCTATCTATAGTAGCGCCCCTGCTACTCCTGGGGCATTAGAAAGCGAGGTTATATTAAGGAGTAGCCTGATAGCCAGTGCTATACGACTCGTAACTGACTATAAGAGTAAGGAGAACTACATACGTCTGGATATCACACCTGATGGTTGCTCTCTTACCCGTCGTGTAGCAGCCAGCGCCTATGTACAGGTATCGTGGGTCGATAGTCCAGTTGCTCGTTGGTCTGCTAACCTAACCTCCCGTCAGCTTCAGTTAGTATCTTATCTAGATAGTCCCCTCACCTTATCAGTGGGCCTCGCTCCTCGTCGACTAACACTAGATAGCGCGGGGGGCTCCCTTACTATACTCACCGGTAAGGAGGCAGATAAGATACCCCACTTCGATAGAGCACCTGATGCTGAGTTCCGTGCATCAACTACAGTTGATACTCGACTACTACTGAGTGCTATCAATTGGCAGAGTACAGGAACCAATGTAGGTCAGGCTATACAACTGCACTTCACTAATGATAATCTATTAGTGCAGGGTGCAGGGGAACCCGCCTCCATACCATGTACTATTACTGGTGAGGCCTCTATTAATCTGCGGGCCTGTGATCTTATAACAGTACTGCGAGGAGAGGGGCCTATCCAACTTACTGTTAGAGCCTTTATAATAGGAGATAAGGCTATATCTATACTTCTCCTAGAGAAGGAGGTTAATAGTTTATCTACTAGAGCTCTACTCACTGAGAATGTTACCGTAGTAAGGTAACAACCCGGTTTCCTAGTCAACCCGGTTTAATCAAAACTAGGTTAATGTCAATATCCCCAATCCGTGGGGTCAATTCTCGGAGTTATAATCAATGTCTACTATTCCTACTTTCAATAAATTCGCTCGTCAAGGTGATGTACTTATTCAACGTATTCCAGAAGACAGCATCAACTTATCGAAAGCTACTCGTGTTGATAATACTGTCTTAGCATACGGTGAAGTCACTGGCCATAAACATCAGGTTGTTCCTATTGAAACGGGCAACAACAATGCAATCATCGGTGAAAATAAGGCTGCTGAACTCTTCCGTCTTGATGACAGTGGTACTCTGTACCTCCGCGTAAATGCTAGTACGGCCCGTCTTCAGCACGAAGAACACGGTCCCATTATCTTTACGCAGGGGCTCTACAAGATCGGTATTCAGCAAGAGTATACTCCTTCTGGTTTTCGCTCTGTAGCTGACTAGTGCTAATTACTGTAATCTCTACCGTGGCCGGCCTAGTGCCGGCCTTTTTGGTGACACTTGGCGGCATAAGTGTGACATAATCACAGTTTCGCATTTAACCCTCATAACCTGAAATATGAATATCATTGACGCTATTATTGACGCTTTAAATCTCAAAAAACTCCAAGATTACCCCTCTAGAGAAGCTTATGAGCAAGACGTTGTCAAAGCGGTACAGATCTTAATGCGTTTAGGTAATATGGACAATCCCTCGGCCGATTTAACCCCTTTCCTAGACTCTATCCTTAAGAAATTACAAGAGGATAAACTGGCTGTCTACAATAGACGCAGTAAACAACAAATTATCGCCGATTTAAAGCAAGTTAATAGTGAAATTGTTAAACTCGAGCGAGAAATAGCCGACTTAGAATGGGAAATTGCCATCAAAAAGGCTGAAATATCTGTGTGGAAGCAGGAGTTTTGGACAGGGGCGGAAGACAAAGGAAACTTTGCTCGGCAAGTAGCTGAGCTAAATAAGACCTTTGCAGGAGGTAACTAGCCCTGCCCTAAAGCGACAGGGCTTGCCTAAATTGGTCTAGGCAACGCAAGTAGAAACTTGGTTATGTTAATGAACAGCTATCTGTAAGCGATACCAGTTGGAGACGATTGGGATAGATAACTGTTAGCAAGATTCAGTTAATTCGTCGTTCTAGCGTTTTAATTGTTTCTTATTAATTTATGTAAAGCCGCCCTCCACTATCGCTAAGGGGCGGGATTTCAAACCCAACTTTTCAATGACTTATCTTGAATTAACTCCAGAACACGAAAAGCTAATCCCTACCTACAAGGAGCGCTGGATCCGTATGGTGGATCGCCCCTTCGATAAAGTGTTAGCCCGTCAAGCAGTTACCGAACTATATGCCCTACTTAAGAAACACTGTGACTTAGGAGATCTCGACTGTCCACCCACTATCTTCACTAGCTCGCCCATCATGGCAGCCAGTATTATTGCTCTTATCACTAAGGCTGAGCAGGAAGAGGAGAGTATTGTTAAGGGTAAGAAGACTATAACTAAGTTTACTGATACTGAACTCGCCTTAATCAAGGAGTTCTTTAAGCGTAAGCCCGCTACTCCTAAGAATGAGGCTGTACTGCAGAAACTCTTCGATGCTTATGTTGCAGAGCGGGGCCCCATTGATCCTATTAAGGATAAGGAGTGCAGCGGTTATATTGCTAATGGTCACTTCTCCTATGAGTGCCGTATGAGCTTTGCTGCATTCGCTAACTTCAGTGTCGAGGTACTCGGCGTGACTATGGAAGACTACGATAAGTACATGCTCATTGCTGAGAACTTATCGTGGGTATACACCTATGAAGAGTTATGTATTGTATGTGAGCGGCCCAAGGTACATTATACTCTGGACGGCGATATTCATTGCGATGGTGAGCCCGCGGTTAAATTTTCTGATGGTGTTGAATTATGGTTATGGCACGGTACTCCATTACCGACTTTCATGCAGTGTCATAGCTCTACCTGGGATCCCAAATGGTTACTAGATGATGAGAAGGGCATGAACTCTGAGCACCGCCGTATTCTAATCGAGGCGCTGGGCTACGAGAATATCCTATCGCGCCTGGATAGTGAGATCATCAGCACCTATAATACTACTAGCTACGTAGGTGACGGTAATGAGTATGAGTTACACATTATCCGCGGTGACTTCGGTGGCGAGGACGCGCATATTCTAACTATGCGTTGCCCTAGCACTAATCACTATCATGCAGTACGTGTTGATCCTAAGCACACCTCAGCCCGCGAAGCTGTAATTGAATTCAATAACGGCATAGATCCCGAGAGCTTCGAAATTCAGACTTAAGCATGACAGCGCTATATCGAGCCGTACAATTCAACCCGCAGTGTGCCGCCTGTAGTCTATCTACTAAACAGGCAGTGAGTGGTCAGTCTGAGAGACCTATTAAGGATGTAATACTAGTAGCCATCTCGGCCTATCCTGGTAAACGGGAGGAGGACGCTAAGATAAGTCTCGCTCCTGGCACTAACAATGAGGATACTAGTGGCGCCGGGGCCTTCTTCCGGCGTTGCTTATATTGGGCCATAGAATGTGACCCTACGTGGGATGGGCCCCCCATTAACGAGCTAGTGTACTTCACTAATGCTATAAAGTGCTCCCCTCGAGACAAGACCGTTAAAGATATCCATCGCTCCCGCTGTCGAGATACCTGGCTATTCCCTGAGCTCACAGCACTACCGACTGGCGTGCCTCTATTACTAGCAGGCAGCGAGGCAGTTAAGGCCATACACGGTCTCGATGCCTCTATAGCCAGCTACAGGGGGGCTGTCTATAACTGGCGGGGCCATCCTACTGTAGCTACGTTTAATCCAATAGAGGTAGAGAGAGGCGTCTTCTATAAGACTATTATAGATGAAGAGGATGTTAAACGCGATCTCGAGGCCCTACTACGCAGTAAGAAGGCCCTGCGAGATAGTGACATCGATAAGGTAGTTAAGACTCGTATGTGGAACCCCGTCCCTGTAGGTAGTATGATGTGGTACTTTAGGAAGGATATAAATATCATCAAGCAGGAGATACTGAACTATGCAAACACAAAATAAACATGTCACAGAGCGGGCCGCCTTATTCAATAAGTTGCGCCTTCTGGGTATCAAGAGTATCGTCGTCTACTACTGGCACGATAATAAGCAACCCTGTCTCCTAGCGCCCCTCTATAACTCTGACGTTACTGACACGTACATGATATCCGCTAACTTTAATATCGAGGAGACTAAATTGATCTGGAGTATTGCACGCAATCTACTGCCCGATAATTCTCAAGAAGGACACATCACTATTGTCGTTTAATCCGTATGAATATTAAGAATCTAGCGTACTGGTACCTATTAATTGGGGCCTCCTATGGTCTTACTGAACGTACTATTGACCTCGCTAAACAGGGGTTCACTCCTCTGGAGGTAGGTACAATTGCCGTCATAGTCTTCACTCTAGTATGTATCATCTTCGTGCGTCCCTATGACTAATAGTCTATCTAATGAACATAGGCCCCGCCGACTAGCTGACTATGTAGGTGGCGGATTAGCCGTCTCTCTAGTTAAGGCTCTTATCAGCAGGAATCTACATAGCTCAGCAGGTAATAATGTTTACTCGGCAGGGAATATGTTAATGTGGGGCCCGCCTGGTTGCGGTAAGACTACACTAGCTCTACTATATGCTCGTAGCACTCTCTGTCCTAACCGTGAGTCTGGTAGCTGGGAGGGCTGCGGTGAGTGCCCTGTATGTCTGGGTACTGATACTACTAACATCTATCACTATACTATCAGTAGCCCCGCTGAGGCCCGGCCTCATATAGAGCGCTTCCTCGATATAGCCTATGCCAGTCCTGTAATAGTAGGGGATAGAGAGGATCAGTATCGCCAGTTCATCATCCTCGATGAATTCCAGCGTATCAGCCCTGAGCTGGCATCTCTACTACTAGAGGCCATTGAGTTCGGGCCCAATCATACCAGTTGGATCCTCTGCACTATGGATAAGCAGAAGCTAATGGCCAATAAGGCGACGAGCCAGGCCATAGAGCGACGTTGCCTAGAGGTACCGCTGTCTAATCCCCCCATTGATGATATGGCAGAGCGTATTTGTGATATAATAAACATAGAACTGGAGGCAGCTCAGGCCCTCGTTAAGTTGGCTGGTAGCGCCGGTAGAGCATGGTCTCTCCTGGAACGACTACTACTAGTTAATCCAGTAGAGGACATCACCTATGACCTAGTTTATGATGAACTGGCAGGTGGCGCTACTATAGAGGGCCGAGCTGCATTCTGGAGGGCCCTGGCCCTTGGTGATGTGAGAGCTGTCCGCGCTTATATCAATATGTGGCGACTCGACGTTAATGGAGAGATAATCGCAGGCCTTCTAGTAGAGGATATCATTAATAGAATTACTGGACCTAATCCCTCTATAGAACGACTACTTGCTGACCTGGCTCGCTGGTGGGGTAATAAGTCATATCCACTGGAGGCCGTTCTACTAGCTCACCTAGGCACTAGTGTGGCGCGCCCCACACCCCTGTTATTAACTCAAGGTATGGGGCTGGAGTGGCTACAGTGATATATTTGACTACTACACCTGTCACTCTACTCAACTATCACTTGCAGCAGCAGGGCATTACCCCTCTAGTAGGGCACGATGCATCCTGTCTCGAGTGGGGTAACTTCCTAGAGCCAGTAGTGGTTATATGGGAGCGGCCCCCCACTATTAATCGCGTAACACAGGTAGAGGGTAACACTGCCTATCTCGTCTTCGATAAGATACCGGCTGCATGGGTCGCTCGCGGTACAAGTTATGAGGTAGACCCCAATCAGTATCAGGCTATCCTGAATAAGGTAGGGGGCGTACTCACACAGCAGGGGCGCCTTAATCTATGGCGGGCCTATCATATGGCCCCTCGTCGCCTGGGAGCAGAGCTATTAATACTCAGTCTGCTCTATAAGGAGACTGGAAAGCCAGTAGATTGGACCGAGCCTAGCACTCGTAGTAGCCGGGTGCGTCTGGGCAGCGGGGCCCGTCACCTACCTAACCTAGATAGTGAGGTATATGCAGCACTCATGTCTAATAGCCGCACTGATAGTATCGGCGTCGCTATAGAGAGAGTAGCTGCCTGTGTTAGAGCAGGAGGTACTCGCTCTACCTGGCTGGCACTAGCACTAGAGGAGTGGATAGCTAGAGTGGGGCCCTCCCCATCAGAAGACGACCTCGTCTTTCTTGACACATTACTGAACTAGGTGAGTCTATCTTACCTAGCGTCTGGACTGCGGCTCGGCCGTGTCTATAAGGTTACTGGTTCACCTAAACCAGATATACACTACATACAACTACACGAATATGTCTGACTTATTAGTTAATGTCGATAACAGTTATCTTGATTTAGCTAGTGAACTGGATATTGATATCAATAGCATCACTGATAATATTGATATCAATACGAAGAATAGCCTCAATACGTTTTTTACCTCGTTGCCTAAGGACGTCGTCGTCCGCCGTCTCAATAGCGCTAGTTATCAAGATAGCCAAGAGTTGCGCTGGCCCTACCCAGGTCAGGATAACTCGAAGTTATTCGAGCAGTTCGAGGGCGTGAATGGTGTGATTGTGCAACTACAGGGCGTAATACTACAGCACCAGGCGCAGCTAGACCATAGCTACTGGGATGAAGCTAGTAGTAAATACGTGCGCTTCTGTAATAGTGTGGGATATAAGCGCACCTACCCGGATGGCGTTAAGCTAATCCAGAGCCTCCCTGAGAACGTGTGTCTCAAGGGCGTAACTGAATACGGAGATACACCTAATCGTCCTCTACCTATTATCGATAAGCTAGGCCTAGTTGGTAAGAAGGGCATGACCTGCGGTGATTGTATTCGCGCAGGCCTGCACAATCAAGAGGTAGAGGGTAAGGATCGCCCTGTTACCTGTAGCCCGACGGGCCAGCTTATCTTCTATGTTACAGGCTTCACCACTCGTGTGCTGTCCAATAAGGGCGGTAAGATTACACCTACCTTCATTGATTATACAGTGAAGGAGCTCATGGATGATACTGGCTTTATCTTAATAATTCCCCTCAAGGCGAAGTCTACTCGCCGTGGTATCTGGGATGCCCCATCTAAACAGTGGACTAGTGTTGGTTATGAGGCTATGGTCAATAATCTCATCTACAAGCATAGCAAGGACTTCGATAATGCCCCTGCGGGCAAGCGCGAGATTATTGCAATGAAGATGAGTCCTTATTTTCAGACCATCATCATTAGTATCGTACCGCCTAATCTCGAAGATAAGAATGCCAAGGCATCTCTAAACTTCGCAGTCAAGGAGGTTCCTGACTTAGGGGCTATTAAGGCAGCGCGCCAGTACTGGCAGCAGATTAACCCTGCTGGTGAGATTAATGTTCTTAATGAGGACAACTTTCGCAACACAAAGAATACTGATCTCTGTACTGCGCAAATTGTAGAAGAAGAAACAATTGAAATTAATGGGAATCCCTGGGCCGAATGATAATACGAGTAGATGGTAACTGGGCCTATATACCAGAACTACTGCCAGGCTGTCATAGACATCTCTGTGCAGTGCTAGACGTAGAAGAAGCCCGCTCTATAGCAGGTATTCTTCCTATTGAACCTCTAGCTATACCCGCCCATTACCCTCTCTACTACCCAGATAGGCAGGGGGGCCGTCGCTTATTGGCGGGCCTCCTCCCCCTCTACATGGAGTTATTACGTCGGGCCGGCCATACTGCGACTCTAGAGTTACTCTCTCAACCAACGCTACTCGATCCTGATGTAGACGCCAGACTACGCCCCGACCAACGAGAGGCAATAGCTAGTATATTATGGGGCTGTCGAGGCTACGTACGGGCTGCTACTGGTTATGGGAAGAGCGCTGTTATAGCTACGCTGATGAAGTACTTCGAGGCCCGACGACTCATAGTAGTACCCACCGTGCGTCTACTCTACCAGATGGCAGAGGATGTACAGGAGTGGGCGGGCCTCTCACCTGGGCTAGTAGGAGATGGTAATGATGATATTAGAGCTATGACTATCGCTACCGTAGATACTCTCTATGAGCGCATTAAACGGAGTGATAAGCGCTATATAGAATGGCTCTCTAGCATTGAGATCGCCGTGTTCGATGAGGCGCATACCTATATGAACGCAAGTGGTATCACTACTGCTCTGTCATTAGACAACGCGCGTTATAAGATTGGCATGACTGCTACACCTACGCGCACTAAGATGATGGAGGCTATATTCGGCCCCCTTCTCGGAGAGTATCAGGAAACTACTCTCATCGAGAGAGGCGTCATCATGCAGCCTAAGTTCGAGTTTTATCCCGCTCCTCCCGGTGTAGTAACGCGCGGCTCATTCGATAAGCCCTTTACTCCGTGGCTATATAATCAGCTATACGATAACGTCATAGTTAATAATAGAGCCCGCAATGCGCTTATAGCGAAGCACGCGCGTCGGTTGATAAGTGAAGGCTATGGGCCTGTGCTTATCCTAGTACGTAAGGTAGGTACTACTAGTAAGAAGAAGAATCCTACTAGTCAAGCCCTTAATATACTGACTGAGCTAGAGGCGCTGGGTATATCTCTACCTATTATTCATGGTAAGAGTGCTAACATAACAGACGTACTAGACCAGCTGTCAGCGGGCTCTATATCTGGCGCTATAGCCAGTGAGGGTATCCTGAGCCTAGGTGTGAGTATACGCTCTATTGGTAGTATAATCATGGCCGCTGGCGGTAAGGGAGGAGTAGACGGTGTATCTATGATTCAAAAAGTGGGCCGCGCCTTACGCCTTAAAGAGGGTAAGCGTAACCCACCTATAATTGACTTCGTGGATCCTCAAGGCTGGTTCCACTCTCAGAGTGAGACGCGTATTAGAATAGCGACTGATACATACGGCGGTGATCACGTTACTGTATTCACTACTTAATACTAGCTTCCTAGCATGCCCATGCCCTGCGGGCCTTACATAAGCGCTTGTTAGGTGTCTTGCGACAGTCTATATCGTGCATATCCGCCTGACCTGCGCTACGCGCACAGAAGCTCTTGCGACGGGCCGCATCCGCCTTGTTCTTGGGATTAGGAGCAGGGGGCTTCAGGTTAGAGCCAGTAGCGCGATTATAATCAGCGCGGCCCTTAGCTGTTAGCCCTCCGTCTGGATCCTTGTGCTCTTTCTTAAAGGCAAAGCTCTTCTTCTTAGCCATAGTTATTGACAGACATTAGTAATTGTGTTAGAATTAATCTCAAACCCTACTAGGGATTGAGATTCACCATCATCATACTCAACGTAATTGGTTAATAGTAGGTGTTATTGTGTATTAGTCTTAAACCCTACTAGAGATTGAAACTAATTGAATTATGATAGGTTCTCAATCCGAATATTGATAAGATAGCTTTTTGTTTAGGAGACACAAAATGATTACCGCAAAACAATTAAAAGAGTTTTTGGCAACCGTTGAAGACAATGCCCTTATTTTTATAGGAAAAAGCGGAGGGATGTCTTATAGTTGCCAAGATTTTATGGTTAAGAAGGAATTGTTTATAGACAAAGAAGACCAGTTTCTTGATTCCCTAATTTGGGAGTATGACTTTGATGATGAAGAAATTGAAAAACTTGAGAAGCAGGCTATCGAGCGACAAGCTGTCTATTTGGAATACTACCCGGATTGAGGAGAAGATTAAATGTCAAGAAAACCCTGTAGCAATAGGACTGTTAAGGCGTATTTTCTAGATAAAACCCTTAGACTTTTTATAGTAACTCCAAAAAACAATGAATCAAACACAACTAGATAAAAAGATTGATCAATTCCTAAAAAAGAAACTAACCAAAACAGAACTAAAAGAAATGGAAATAAACCCATACTCTTTAATCTTAACAATACGCAATCTTATCAAAAGGTATTTACTTATCATTTTAGATAGTATTTTTGTTGATGTTCCTTGTGGATGGGAGCAATTCTTTGAATGTTTTCGTTTATGGCAAGAATTAATATCTGAGAAAGACCGTACTAATTCTTGCAAAGGAATATTTTTCTGGTTTCTTAGTGATAAGCAATGGTATCTTGGCGATGAATAAACATTAGAACTTTATATGTAAAATTAATCGGAGTCACAATATGTTTTATGTAGAATTGTTAAATCCTTGCTATTCTTACTCTTCTATTCAAGACAGTCAGTCAGAAGAACCTGTTGAAAACTATCCTCAACAGAGTCATGGACTTCTCAACAATATTAATAAAAACTGTCAAACTCAAAAAGGATTAGAAGGTTATTTACAAACCTTTCTAAATATTTGGAATCGAGAATTAGAGCCTGATGGTGAATTTAGTTGGCAGGTTATTCGGTTTCAGTTTAAAGAGACAAAAAGTTTTATGTTAGCCGTTGTTTTTTCTACACAAGAGTACGGAGAAAAACCTCAACCCGTTTCTGAATTAGAACAAAAGCAACGAATAGAATCTCTTAATCAACTAATAAAACAGAAAAATGATTTAGTTTGTTCAGCTTCTGATACAGAAATTATCATTATCAAGCGCAATGAACAAAGACTCTGGACTTGTAGTATGGCGCGTAGAGACGCAGATGAAGCGGTGCTTCAACTTCTCGATTTGCAACAATCTCAAAAGAATCAAGAAAATCAAAAACTAATATGATTGACAGGCATTAAAAATTATAGTAAGATAAATATTGTACTAAATAAAGTCATGTCATGAAAGAAAATAAATTGATACTTCAAGCATCATTTTACGGACAACAAGACACTGAACTAAGTGACACTTGTTTTGGAGAAACTCAATCTGAAAAGGTAATTTACGATTCGCAGAATAAAGAATTTCCAAAAATAATTTGGAATCATGAATTTGTCCCCACAGGTTCAACGTCCAAACCAATTTAGCGATCCTGGAAATCAAGTTATTGAAACCATCAAAAATACTGAACAAAATGGAGACAAGTTGTATAAATACAATATTGACAAGCATCAGGAATCATAGTAAGATAAATCTAAACAAGGGTTAGTGGCCGAGTAGTCGAAGGCGACAGACTGTAAATCTGTAGAGTAATTCCACGCTGGTGCAAACCCAACCTAACCCATTAAAATAAATAAGGATTGAAATAACCAATGAAGACCATCTGGAAGTACCCTATTACTGATCATCCTTGCCAAAAGATTGAAATGCCGTTAAATGCAGAAGTATTATGTGTTCAGTTACAGGATAATACTCCTACACTTTGGGCATTAGTAGAAACAGAAGAGCCTAAGAGACCTTTTAATATTTTGACTTATTATACTGGTAGTTATTTTATTAGAAAAAAAGCAAAATATGTTGGAACCTATCAATTAGCTGGATTGGTATATCATGTATTTGTTGATGACATTTACAAAGAGGAATATCAATTTTATTTTGAAACAGGAAAAATCAATTGAACAGACACTAGCCAAAATAAAACCTCTTAAACAAAATAAAGACAAGGCTAATTATGACTCTTGAAGAAATTAACGCAAAACTAGATTTGCTTCTAGAAGAAATAGAGAACTGGAAGCCTAAATCTGATTTATTTCTTAAAGAAATAGAAACTTGGAAGCAATCAAATCCCCCAAAAAAAAGAAAAGCTAATGTTTAACCCAATCTACAAACCTAATCGATTAATCATCGGAACAGCAAATAATCAATACCAATATCAAGAGATTCAATCTTACAGCGACCCTACTGATAACTTTTTAGTAGAAACGGATGGAAACAATATCACAGTCAGTCAGCTAACCCCTAAAGGTGAATTTGTGGGGAAATGGGAAGGCAAGAATCCTTTGAAGCTAATCCGTCAAATAGTTACTGATTGCCCTAGTATTCAATCGTTTCATATTGGCTACCTAGCTAGAGAAATTGAAAGAGCGTCTCAACAAAAAACAAATTACACTCAGGACAAATAAAATGCTAAGAAATTCAGTAACTCTTAATGGATTAAATGATGATCAAAAGTTTTTTGCTAAGTCATACATTATTCCCACTTTAATTGAATCTACTGAAACATCTGGTAAAACCTTTACCAATAAAGAAATTGCAGAAATTTACGACGTTAGCTTAACTACTATTAGCTGGATTGGTACATCATGTATGTATCTACACTGTCACTGAATAATACTCTCAGGCAAAACTAATTATAGCCATGTCTTTCCCCAATGGTTTACATCGGGGAAAGACATAGCCATAGGAATTGACACAATAAATCTTTTCAGGGTATTGTGAGGGAATGTATTTTTTGACCACAGATACTAGAGACGGGAATTGAACCCGCAAAACTTAATTAAATTTACTCCTGACGAAACGCCCTTCCCTCACTCAATCTTTGCCAAGTTCGGTGGATTCGCAAATTTCAGTTTTGAAACAAAAAACAAAGGTATTTTTTGCATTAAGTCCCTTTTCGGTTGAAGGCTCCGTTTCAGCCTTTAGCTACCAAGCTACTCTAGCACTTCAATTCTATCAGAGACTTCTAAAATTGTCAATCCTATTAGGGACAACTACTTATGTTCTTTATTATTATTCATGGTCTGAGTGGCTCAGGTAAGACTGAAGCCTCTAAGTGTTTATCTGAGTTACTGGGGGTTGAAGAGATACATCCTATAGCCCCGTGGAAGCGCTTCACAGAGAAGTACTATGAATTGCCAGAGGGGGCCCTTGATACAACAGAATACAAGGAGTATACGCCCAATGGTATGAATATAACCATGAATCAGTTTATGGTTAACCTCTATCACTTCATGAGAGAGAACGACCCCTACTTCTCTAGTCGCATGATGCGGACTGAGATACGGCGCCATATCAGCAAGGGTATACCTACTCTTCTATTGTCCCTACGCAACCTAGAGGAGGTAGAGGTAATAGAGAGTATGCTATCTACATTGATTAATAGATGTTGTATAGTAATCAATATAAGCCGCTCGTCTGAGCAGGTACTGAGTAGTGATGTTAACTATCAGGCTATTAAAGACCGTCTGGCTCGCCTTAATGGGGCGGGCGTTCATTATATAGACATAGTTAATGACTACCGCAGAGTATCAGACTTGAAGAAGGCACTAGAGAGATTGCTTAAGATTTATGTCAATACTAGATAATAGGCCGTGGTACTACGTTATATATAAGGGCCCCGATTCTTATATAGGTGTGACTGATTATCTCGCGGCCGTGGCGTATGATAATCGGACTAGTCTAAGTTTTATGACGCAGCGGAGTAGATTACTCAACTACTTGAAGAAGGGTCGCGCAGATTACAAGACCAGTATTCGCCTAGCCCTCGCTATCAAGCCCGCCAGTGTGGCAGGTTATGGTAACTATCTAGTAAGACAGAGGGGACACCTATCAGTTATTGAGCGGTGTGATGTTAGTACTCCTCATAGTCATAAGCATTTGAAGTCCGCGCGGATCGAGCTGATTAGCTACCTCGAGTGCGAGATGAACCGATGGAGTAAAACAATTAGGACTATACGGAGATTAGATGCAGATAACATTCAACGGCCCCTACCAGATGCTACTGGGCCCGGCAGGGAGTGGTAAGACAACATACATACAGAGTTTGAGTAAGGCCCTCATTACTAGTAGTACTGGCGTGAGCGCTATTAATGCAGGCGGTACTACCATTCACGCAGCCCTCCAGTTCTTCGACACTACTAGTCTATTACGCTCCGCTTCTGCTGGGACGCTGGCTACTAAGCTACGGGCTATATCTAATCTCTTCGATACCCTAGTCATAGATGAGATCAGCATGCTGCATGGCCCGCAGCTATCTATTATCCATTACGTAATGGAGAAGAATAACATAAATATGAATCTCCTACTTGTGGGGGACTTCTGTCAGTTACCGCTAGTACCAGATAGGAAGGTTACTAGCACGCCGGTATATCAAACAGAATGCCTGCAGAACTTCGATATACAGTATTTACGGGAGGTCAGGCGTCAAAGCGACCCAGGCTTCATACAAGCACTGACTAGCGTAAGAGAAAGACGGCCTCACGAAGCAGTAGATTGGTTCATGGATAATGTAGAGTTTGTCAATCAGATCGATAATAACTACGCGGGTACTACTATCCTGACTACTAATGATAGTGTAGATAGATATAACGCCCTGCACCTAGCGCAACTAGAGGGGCCTAGTCGTCTCTACGCTAAGAATTATGTTATACCGAAGGGGGGCAGGGCCGCTCCTGAGTGGGGCCAAATACCTGAATCAGTAGAGCTAAGGAAAGGTGCCCGCGTTATTATACTTCGTAATAGGCTGCCTACATACGCTAATGGTGATATCGCTGTAGTCAAGGAGCTCATGACTGATACTATACTGGTGACAGTAGAACGTACCGGTCAGGAGACTATCATTGAATACGTGACACGAGATAATAAAGAGCTCGGCACTAACAAACTATTGGGGCGCTGCCACTACTTACCCGTTAGACTCGGTTATGCTCTCACTGTTCATCGTAGTCAGGGACTCACGCTTAATAACGTACAGGCCCGTCTCAGTAATTTACGTTGGCTCAGCGGGGGCCTCTATACTATTCTTAGTCGTGTACGTCACTATAGCGGCCTCCGCCTGATAGGTACACGATCCACCTTCTGTGATAGTTGCTATATAGAGCCCTCTATTCTTAAATTCTATAATCAGTTAGGTACTAAATCATAATGCTGGATTTACTTAAATACTTGCGGGGGCGTATATCTGACTTCCGCGAACCATATCAATCTCGTACAGCCAAGGACGACGAGATCTTATGCTGGTTTCATGGCAACCGCCGTCTCGCGTGTGTTAGATGGATTAAGGGTGGTTATTGTATTATCCCTAACTACCACCCTAATTTATTGAGCATCTTATCTACATTCAAGACGGCTCAACATTACAGTGACGAAGAAGCACCTGATGCCGTATACGAGGCTTACAGAAACCTATTTGATAACAATGGGTGAACTACTGTGATGTAGAATCTTTCATCAATTAATTGTCGTTAGGAACTAGCGATACTGCCTATAGAGGGGATGTAAAAAAGTTGGGCGTAAGTCCGTCTTGAGGCAATCCCCCGTGAAATAGGAAGCTCTCAACAGAGTTGAGAGTAGTTCACACCTAATTGTTAATCTAAGGGAAAGATGAAATGCATCGAAATATAAGCACCGATGAAGCTATCAAGCTACTCAAAGAGGACGATAATGCCGATTGGTCGTGGTCGGGCGCTCGGGCCCTAGTAGAATACATTGAAGATATGGAAAGTGATGAGAATATACGTATTGAATTTGATAGGGTAGCTTTTAGATGCGAATTCTTAGAGTATTCTAGCGCTTTAGAAGCAGCCCAAGATTACGGCTTTATACCAGAAGAAGAAGATGATGAGGATGATATCGAGTCATCTGCTATTACTTATCTAGAAGACAAAACAACAGTAATTAAATTTGAGGGGGGCGTTATTATTAGAGTATAAATGCTTACTGAATTTTTGCATGATTGGGTCAAGTCTGAGCCTCACATTTGTGGGTATGGGTTGGGTACTTTTCGGAATACCTTTTTTATCGAACTATCTTGGGGTGATTGGATTTCTATCTCTACCTCTGGTCCTAATCCCTTTTTGTTAGATAGAGGGTCGCTTGCTAAGTTGATCTATTTTTTTCAAATGCGACTAGATAGCTTTGGCTATGGCTGGGTTATTCAACGATTACCTAATAGTTATACTGTGACAGTTACCGTGAACCCCAATATTTACGAGACTTCACGTTGTTTTGTCTCTCGGCAAGAGTCTCTCATTGAGGCTCTGCTAGAGGTGTATTTAGAGGCGCTTGCTTATAAGAAAAAGTCGTTACGTTCAGTAAAAAAGGAGGCATCTGATGAAAGAGATTAATACAAACTATTGGGCACCCCATAATGAGGAATGGGCGCCCCATAATCATTATTTATGGGCCGCACCTATACCTGTTACTAACCTGCCAATTTTAGCAAACGGTGATACTTTATACCATAGCTTCTACGTTTATTATGCTGGGGGGCCCGCCAAGTTTTACGATAGACTGGCAGGAAGTTTAATATATAGCATTTTAGGTGAGAGCGATTATTTCGATGAAGATTATTAACAACTGGCCTTCACGTAATGAGTTAAATATACCTGCTGCTAACCCGCCGGTTTTAGCAAACGGGGATAGTTTCTACTATAACTTCTATGATTATCACTATGAAAGCGTGAGCGCGAGTCTCTCGATCTATCTACCTGAATTAGACAAGTTTTATGTTTCTATCATGTTGTTTTATTATAAACTGACACTGTTAGCTGAGGACAATTTCTATGAAGATAGTTGATAGTAACAAATGGGTCCCACGTCATAAGTTAAATCTATCTATGCCTATTAAAGTTTATTGGGGGCTCGCTATGTTTTATTATATACTGGCATCAGTGATATATCACTTTCTAGATAAGGACAATTATTTCGATGAAGATGATTAATTGTAACGATTGGGCTCCTTGTAGTAATAGCGATTGTTGGACTTCACATAATAAGTTGAGTATACCGATACCTATTACTGATCCGCTTCTAGCGAGCGTTGATAATTTATACTATAGCCTTTATGATGAGGTGCTGTTTTATTATATACTGGAAAGAGTAGTATCATATAACATTTTGGATGAGGACCTCTATGAAGATGATTAATTGTAATGGTTGGGCTCCTCGTATTAGTCGGTATGAGTGGGGCGCCACACCTATACCTATTACTAACCCGTTGATAGCAAACCATATTAGTTTATACGATAACTTTTATGTCAGAGGAGTCGCTTGGGTTTACTATAACCTATCTGAGCCTACTATAACCTACCATTATTTCTATGAAGAAGATTAATTGTAATGGTTGGGCTCCGCGTAATATTAAATGGGCTCCGTCTGGATGGGGGGCATCTGTACCTACTGCTGTCCCTCTAATAGCAGATAATAATAAGTTATTCTATAACTTCTATTTTTATCATAGTGGAGGGCCCGCCAGGTTTTACAATAGACTAGCGGGAGTAGTGTTGTATAACTTTCTAGATGAAGATAATTAATTGTAATAATTGGGCCCCGCATAATAAGTCAAATATACCTATACTTATTACTGATCTGCTTATTAATGCAAACGGCTTATTTGTATTTTTCGCCTGGTTTTATTATAGATTGGGAGCATCAGTGATATATCACTTTCTGAATAAGGATGGTTATTTCCATGAAGATAATTAATTCTAACGGTTGGGCTCCGCGTAATGTTAAATGGGCTTCGTATCATGAATGGAGCGGGCCTGTGCCTATTACTAGCCAGTCTATACTAAGTGATGGTAATTTATACCATAGCTTCTATGTTTATAGGGAGGCAGGGGGGCTCGCTAAGTTTTACTATACATACCTATCACTAATCCGCCTCTAGTGAACGTTGATAATTTATACGATAGCTTTTATGTTTATGATGATGATGAAGAGGCTCGCTATATCTTATTATAGATTGGGAGCAGTGATATATCACTTTCTAAATAAGGATGGTTATTTCAATGAAGATAATTAATTGTAATGGTTGGGCTCCTCGTAATAATCCGGTTCTGTATGAGTGGAGCGCACCCATACCTATTACTAACCCGTTGATAGCAAACGGTGATAGTTTATACCCTAGCTTTTATGATTATAATGCTGGAGGAGTCGCTTGGGTTTACTATAACTTATTTGGGCCTACTATAACCTATCATTACTTCTATGCAGATAATTAATTGTAACGACTGGACCCCACGTCATAAGTTAAATCTACCTATGCCTGTTAGGATTTATCTTAGGATTTATTATTGCGATGGCGCGGGTGTCCCAATCTATCTACCTGAATTAAATATTGACCAGTTTTATTATAGGTTGGTAAGCGTGTTATATAACATTCTAGATGAGGACAGTTATTTCAATGAAGAAGATTAATTCTTACTATTGGGCCCCGCTTAATATAAGACTTAAGACTGAGTGGACTCCATACACACCTGATGTGGAGCTTGATATGTTTTATTATGTACTGGCAAGAGTAGTATCCATTTTAGATGAAGACAATTGCTTCTATGAAGATGATTAATTATGAGTGGGACGCACCCATACCTATTACTAACCCGTTGATAGTAAACCGTAATTATTTATACTATAACTTTTATACTTATAGTGCCGGAGTAGTCGCTTGGGTTTACTATAACTTATCATGGATCATTACCACTACGAAAGTATGAGTGTGGGTCTCTGGGTTTATCTACCTGAATTAGATAAGTTTTATGCTTCTATCAAGTTGTTTTATTATAGACTGACACTGTTCGCTAAGGACAATTTCTATGAAGATAGTTGATAGTGACAAATGGGCCCCACGTGATAAGTTGAATCTACCTATGTCTATTAGAGTTTATTATTACGATAACACAGGTCTTGTAAATATCGACCGGTTTTATTATAGACTGGTAAGCGTGTTTTATTATAACATTCTAAATGAAAACGGTTATTTCGATGAAGATGATTAATTGTAACAATTGGACTCAGCGTAATAGATTAAATATACCTATACCTACTACTGACCCGCCTGTTGACCTGCAGGGATTATTAGGCAAATTGTATTTTGCTTATAGTCCTGGGAGACTTGCTTGGTTTTATTATAGATTAGGAGAATTTGTAATATATAGCTTTCTTAATGGGGGGCAGTTACTTCAATGAGAGTAATTAGTTGTAACAAGCTTAATTACTTTTTTATTATTGTGAGCGCGTGGGTCTCGATACCTATACTCCTGAATTAAGGTTTTATGCTGTCGGCCGATGTTATTATAGACTGGTAGTTGTAATATACGACATAGTAGATAAGCGTACATTTTATGAAGATGATTAATTGTAACGTTTTCAAACTTGCTTTGTTTTACGACTGGACTATCAAGAATAAGCTAAAGGCCCATACACTTATTACCTCTGTCGACAGGTTTTACTATAGACTAGTGGCTTTTATATATAACGCTCTATATGAGGATGATTATTTTGATGAAGAAGATTAAATCTCACAATTGGGCTCCTCGTTATGCGTGGACTCCATACATACCTACCACTAATCCGCCTCTAGTGAGCATTGATAATTTATACGATAGCTTTTATGTTTATAATGATGCTGGGGGGCTTGCTATGTTTTATTATATACTGGCATCACTTTCTGATAACAGATGGTTATAGTATAAACTATAACTTTCATGCTTATAATAATCAAGGGCTTGCTTGGTTTTACTGTAACCTATCATTAAGGGCTCGCTATATTTTATTATAGATTGGGAGCAGTGATATATCACTTTCTGAATAAGGATGGTTATTTCAATGAAAAAGATTAATTGTAACAATTGGGCCCCTCGTAATGTTGATTGGGCTTCGCATTATGAATGGAGCGGGCCTGTGCCTATTACTAGCCTGCCTATACTAAGTGATGATATTTTATATTATAGCTTCTATGCTTATAATACTGGGGGGCCTGGTAAGTTTTACTATTTACTGATCCGCCCGTTAACCTACACGGATTATTAAGCAAATTGTATTTTGCTTATAGTCTTGGGAGACTTGCTTGGTTTTATTATAAATTAGGAGAACTTGTAATATATAGCTTTCTTAATGGAGAGAACGATTACTTCAATGAAATGATTAACTGTGATGAGCACAGTCAGATAAGTGACTTATTAGTTGAGCTCAATCATTATATTGCCTTGTTTTATTTTAAGAACATGGGTCTCGATACCTATACTTTTGAATTAAGTAAGTTCTCTGGCTCTATCAACCTGTTTTATCATAGATTAGAACATTTATATAGCATTCTAGATGAGGACGGTTATTTCAATGAAGATGATTAATTGTGACGCCCCGTTTTATTGTCATAAGGATATGTGGCTTATAACTTATATACCTGAATTAGACAGGTTCCATGGTTTTATCCACCTGTTTTATCATAGATTAGGAGATGAGTTATATAACATTCTAGATGAGGACAGTTATTTCGATGAAGATGCTTAATTGGGACGCCCCGTTTTATTATCATGAGGGTATGTGGCTTATAACTTATATACCTGAATTAGACAGGTTTTATGGTTCTATTTCTAACAACCTGTTTTATTATATAGGAGATGAGTTATATAACATTTTAGATGAGGACGGTTATTTCAATGAAGAAGATTAATTCTTACAATTGGACCCCACGTAATCAGTTGAATATACCTATACCTATTACTGACCCGCCTGTTGACGTAGAGAAATTATTAGGCAAATTGTATTTTACTTTGGACTATACACTCATTATCTCTTTCACACTTAGTAACCCGGTTTTATTGGTTTATTATTCTAAATGAGGACGGTTATTTCGATGAAAATGATTATAATTAATGATTGGACCTTTGAGGCCTTTATGCTTATTGAACCTTCCGTTAAGGCAAATTATAGTATCCGGTCTTATTTAATGAGCAGGTACTATGTCGGTTTGTTTTACTCTAGATTGGGTCATAAGAGTTTGTGTGATTGGACTCTACACAATAAGCTTAAAGCTTCTATACTTATTACTGAACCTTCCACTGAGACAGATAACCTAAAAAGCCTCTATGCTTATTGAGTCTTTCGTTGGGGCAAATTACTTAGTAACCCGGTCTTGTTTAATAAGGTCGGTTCGTTTTACTCTAGATTGAATCATAAGGGTTTGTTTTGATGAAGAGAATTTCTACTTATTGGATTTTATATAATAATTGGGTTTTGTGTAATAATGATTATTTCAAATTGGGTTCGCTTTACGACTGGACTATCGACAATAAGCTCAAGGCCTCTATACTTATTACTTTTATAGATCAATTTTACTATAGACTGCTATACAATTATTTCGATGAAGACTAAATTGTAATATTTGGATTCTGCACAATAAGCTGAAGGCCTCTATACTTATTACCTCTGTCGACTAATTTTACTATAGATTGGTAAGTGAATTGTCTAACACATTTTAGATGAGAATGAGTAAGGATGACATTATACATAAGGGCGGTTATTTCAATGAAGATGGTTTCAATGAAGATGATTATGATTAATGATTGGTCTCTACACAATAAGCTTAAGGCCTCTATACTTATTGAGCCTGCAAATTACTTAGTAACCCGGTTTTATTTAATGAGCAAAAATCATGTCGGTTCGTTTTACTCTAGATTGAATCATGAGGGTTTGTTTTGATGAAGACTATTTCTAACTATTGGATTTTCGACTGGACTCTTAACAATAAGGTCAAGGCCTCTATACTTATTACTCTTATAGATCAATTTTACTATAGAATGCTATACAATTCTTTCGATGAAGACTACTAACTGTAATATTTGGATTCTGCACAATAAGCTTAAGACCTCTATGCTTATTGAGTCTCCCGTTGGGGTGATACTTATTAACCCAGTCTTATTTAATAAGGTCGCTTCGTTTTACTCTAGATTGAATCATAAGGGTTTGTTTAAATGAAGATGGTTAATTGTAACAAACTGTTTTATCACTATGTTCATGGCAAAAGATGGTGTCCTATTACTGACAAGTTAATTTTAACAAATGGTGATAGTTTATACTATAACTTCATCTTTACTATATTTGGAGGGCCCGCCAGGTTTTATCATAGACTGGCATATATGTTATATAACATTCTAGATGAGGGTGGTTATTTCGATATGCTATATAACATTCTAGATGAGGACAATTATTTCGATGAAGATGATCAATTATTGGCCTATGAATTGGGCTCTGCACAATAAGCTGAGGACCTCTATGCTTATTGAGTCCTCCGCTGAGACAGATAACCTAATACGTAAGTTTCAAGTTCGAAAGAATTACAATCATAAAACTTTCGAACTTGCCTTGTTTTATTACAGACTGGAAGTATGTTTATAGATCAGATTCTTTTATTGAATTAACATTAGGGGTTTCCGTTTCGCAATCTTTAGTAATTACTAGCCCTAGGGTGATAATCTGGCCTGCATCCCCCCTATCGGGAGGAATCATCGGAATTTTCTTTAAATCTACTTCATCCTCTTCTAAAATCACCTGTTGACAGGCAGGGAAAAAGTTACGGTTGGGTTTCGCTTTCAGGACATCAAATAAAACTTTACCAAAATCGATCGCTTGGGAGAGTTTTTTCGGCGGTTTCGGTTGTTGCAAGAGGGCGAGTTTTTTGCTCCAGGTTCATCGCCCAATAGATGCGTTCTACGGTTCCCATCAGGTTAATAGCGACGGGAAACTCTGCTCCTTGCACGTTTTCAAACAGTAGGGCCAGTCCACCCACCTGCAGCATCCGATTAGTGATCTAGGCAATTTTTAAATAAGTAGAGACCGATGCACTAATGCGGCGTAATTGGCCACGATCTTCTAAAAGCTTAATAAATCTTCGTAAGTCTCTAACCATGATGAAGGTAAATAAATCCCTGTCTCTATTATCTCTTAGGGCGGCAGTTTTGGTAGGGGATAGTAACCGTTTTCAGAGTTGGAGGCGATTCTCGTCTAGAATTAAGTAAAAAAATCCCCATCTCGCCAAGGTTAGGAATAACCCTAAATTTATGCTTATCCAGCCCAGAGGTCAACATGATTAAGGATATTGAAATTAATAATTTTAGATGTTTTGAGCATACCAAAATTGAAGGTTTTGAGCGAGTTAATTTAATTGGTGGTAAAAACAATTCAGGGAAAACTGCCCTGTTAGAGGCAATATTTTTGTATAGTGATGGGGGTGATGAGGAACCAGTAATCATTGCCGCATCTGTCAATAAATCTTTGGAAGAATTGAGCGAGTCCTATACTAAAATAGTTTTTAATGAACAGGAAGAAGAAGTGCTAAAAGCTCTAAAAATTATCGATCCGTCTATTGAAAAAATAGAAAGTTTTTTTCTGGGCGAACCAAATCTATATCTGAAAAGAAAAGAGACAAAACGCCTACCCATATCTCTGTTTGGTAAAGCTATTAACCGTCTGATAGAGATGATTTTTGCTCTGCTGTTTAATCCGCAAAAAATTATCTTTATCGATGAAATAGAAAATGGTCTTCACTATACTGCTTACCCAGATATTTGGAAAACTTTATTCCGATTAGCTATCGAACTAGATAGCCAAATTTTTGCCACAACCCATAGTTTAGAGATGATCCAAGCTTTTGCCGATGTGGGGTTAGAATATTATCCAGAACAGGGGGCCTATTTTGAACTAGCAAGGAGTCCCAGAACTGATAAAATTATTAGTATTAAAAGACAATTAAGCACTTTAGAGTACGCCTTAAAACATGGCAATGAGGTGAGAGGTGAGTAACTTATTAATCGTCGAGAGCGAGAATGATAAAATTTTTATCGAAGCCCTAGTAAAATACTTAATAGAGGTAACACTAATGGAAATACAACAAATAGCAGAAAGGATAACAGTTTTGAATATGCAGTTAATAACAGGAAAGATATTTAATTTCTGTAAAGAAAAGTATCCATATTTAAAGTGGAATCTTGACTCTGAAAATAATATAATTCAGTGTCCACTTTTTCCTGATGAATTAATAATAGACGTTTTTCTAGATGGTCAGCTTTATCGTGTTTCATGCGAAGCGTATTATGTAGGCGGATTCGAATTATGGATAAACCCTGACGATAGAGACAATAACCGTTCTTATGAAAATAAAATAGTATTTGATTATATTGAAAGGTCAAAACGTGATTATTTTGACAACAAATACAGAGAAACTCGAAAAGTAATGTTGGACATTTTCAATTTCATCCTTGATGAGATTCAAGAGTAAATAGGAGCAACAGATGGACACATAAAATTTACCTAATAGGTAAGTTTTATGATTATAATTCTTTCAAACTCGCCTTGTTTTTCTACAGACTGGAAGAAGATGTGTTATACGGGGTTTACTGGGCTCTGGAAAGTAAGCTGATGGCTTCTATACTTATTACTTTTATAGATCAATTTTACTATAGACTGGTAAGTGTGTTAGACATAACATTCTAGATGAAAATGAATAAAGATAATATTCTATATAAGGACGGTTATTTCAGTGAAGACTGTTAATTGTGAGATTTGGCCTTTACACAATAAGCTGGAGGCCTCTATGTTTATACCTGAATCCCCTATTGGGACAGATGGCTTAATACGCAAGTTTTATAATTGTGATTCTTTTGAACTTGCCTTGTTTTATTACAGACTGGAAGTATGCAATTTATATTAGAGGGCGATATGTGGCGCGATAGACGAGATATAAATATATGGCCTGAACCGTGTCGAAGGTATCCCTTGAGAACGGTAATATGGATGACATGGGGTGGCCCTAAACGCCGGCGGTAATAGTATATTGAGGTGCCTGTTGAAAAAACTATCCGAGATATTCTTATGGAACGGGCCACGGGTAAGTGACATCACTTATCTCGAACATCTTGCCATTAACAGGCAATATGTATTAATGTTTAAGTTTAAGCTTAGTTATTATAGGGCATTCATACAATATACGGAGAGCGGTGACGAGAGAGAATGAGCAACTGATAATGGAGCGGCTAACTATACCAGAGCTACTAAATCTACGGCATGGTACTAATGATTGTCCTGCTTGTGGAGGCCGCGGTAAGCTGAGTGTATATCCACACTATATGAAGTGCTGGAGGACTAGTTGTGAGTTGAATACAGGGATGGGCCTGATTAATGCCTGGCGTTGGCATACTAAGCTTGATTATGCTGGCGCTATGCAGCAGTTAGAGGCCCGCGCTGGTATACGTCAGGCCCGCGAGGTTATGGATGCTCGCAGTATGATATTAGAGAGCGCGCTAGAGGCCTATCATTATTATCTTGATACTACGCCTGCTGCTCAGGACTATATACTGCGGCGGGGCTGGTCTCTTGATCTAGCTCATAGTATTGGTATAGGGTATGCGCCTCCTGGTGGGTTACGTCAATTCGATATAGATCATGAGGCATTAGCCCGCGAGGGTCTCATTAAGGAGGACGGTGAGGATTACTATAGGGAACACATTATATTCCCTATACAAGATATACGAGGTCATCTAGTTCATATGGTTGGCCGCTATATAGGTAATAGTGAGAGGGCCCCCCGCTATAAGGATACACGGGCTGTTATTAATAGTAAGCGCTATCTCTATCTAGAACACTGTCTTAAGGAGTATGCTAGTCATCCATCTCGCGAGTTGTATATAGTTGAGGGCCCGCCTGATGCTACATCACTGGTAGGTCGTAGTTTACCTGTAGTGGGGTTATTGGGTCTGGAGTATCTATTATGTCACACCAGTAAGTTCAAGCCCTTCCGCCGTATCACGTTTATATTCGACTCAGATAAGTATAGCGATGACCACCCTACTCATGCCGGTGTATATAAGAGCTGGGTACGTATCATACCTCAGCTAGTTCAGCTGCAGGTTAACTTACCATTAGTTGAGTTCATGACGTATATGGTTGCTGATTATAAGGACATTAATGAGTGGTTGGTGGCAGAGCCTCGTGTTAATGCTGCTGATACTATTAATGCTAACCGTATACCATTCATAGATGATTTACTAGCCCAATGGGGGCCCGACATTAATCATCACGTAGATATACTGCGGGTATTGACTGCCACTCATTCTTCTCTAGGGCTACTGTCCCCTTATGTAGATAATAAATTAGGGCCCCTTGAATATGCCTCTCTACTATTCGGATCGTGATGACTAATTATCATGTGAGCATACCTGCTCGCGATTGTATGATATACCCCTATTATGTGGGGCGTTACGCTGATGGCCGCTATAGCGCTGTTACTATAACACTACGGTCGGGCTGGGCTCAGGAGTGGCGTATGTATCGACGTGCCATAGAGTATCTATGTGAAGATAATGAGGGCCCGCCGATTATAACAGGCTACCTACCTGGTATGGAGCGGCCGCGTTCTGGTGCCGCCTGGCATTGTCTGGATACTACTGAGTATCTGCATGGCTATAACCTAAATATATATCACGAGCGCTACCCTACTCTAGGTATACTAGATCATAGGGGTATAGCTACGCCTCAGCATATAGAGGCATTAGCTCAACTAGAGTTCTTACCCTACTTCTATCATCCTCTTATCGCAGCGCGGGCCTGTTATCTTATAGAGCCCCGCCCTGTCTGGTTAGAGGCTTTCCTATCATCTGATATTAACAGGAGATTATTCAATGTCTGCTAACCTATCTACGCTTATTAGTCTCAGTCTAGAGTATCTGATGAAAGAGTACCCTGATAAGCCATTCCATGTGTATCTCTGTCAGATAGATGCATCTCTATGTGAGAGAGTAATCGAGGGTGAGCCGCCCCCCGCTTTATTTGAATTGCTTCCGCGTATCTTCATGGAGATCAACGACCTATTATCTCCTAACTTTATAGATAAGGATGTGCGCTTCTTTGACAATGTCAAGGTAGAAAGGGTGCTCGGAGCACACCCTAGCTCTGTAATTCAATTTTGTGAGGGCCGCCTTGCGTATTATCAAGAAAGAAACGTTCTATTAATTAAGGAATAACACTAAAATTAGCTAAATGTGATGAACAGCGACCATTTGCCCAATATCCACCCCGGTGAAATCCTCAAGTTAGATTTTCTGGAACCGCTCAATATTACCCCCTACAGACTGAGTAAAGATTTAGGCGTAGCTCAAACTCGTATCGGTGAGATTTTAGCGGGTAAGCGTAGTATCACTGCAGATACAGCTTTGCGTCTGTCACGATATTTCGGTAACAGTCCTCAGTTTTGGCTAAATCTTCAAACAGGCTACAATCTCCGCTAAGCTCAGGCAAAGAATGCCGAGGTTTATAACCAAATTCCCGTCACTCTATTTGCAGATGTAGATTAGGGGACTAATTTTATCTGGGAGGGGGAACAGGATTAGTGGGGAGGGTGGGACTGAGAAAAGCGGCAGGAATGGGTGGATTTTCGGGTTTACGGATGGTAACAGAAAGAAAAGTAGAGCCTAGTATGTATTAACTACGCGGAATCTAACGTATGTTGTAGAGTAGAGGACAAATGTTTACTATTAATTACCGCTATCTAGCAGAAGCGCAGGAGTACTATAAACAGAAGGGCTATAGAATAGTCGATCTAAAATGGGTCGTGCCCCGCAGTATTGGCTCTTTGACATCCTCACCAGAGCCTAATAGTCAGGCCTCTTATAACTGTTACGACACTCTTGTGCTGGTAGGTAGCGCAGAACAGGCCTTCATCAATAAAGCAATAGATGGACATTATCAGGCAGGCGACGCACTGCAAGCTATTACGCCGTGCTTTCGTCCACTGGATAATGATGATTATAGCCGCCCTTACTTCATGAAGCTAGAGTTATTTGTGTATAAGGGTATGCCTGGTATGACTAAAGATACTATTTGTACTGATGCATATCAGTGGATGCTACATTACATTAATCCACATAATCTCAAGATCGTGCATTGTGACAATGAGGCAGATATAATCTATACCCCATTGAATCTAGAGCTGGGTTCTTATGGTAAGCGCTCTTATGAGGACCACTGGTGGTATTACGGCACTGGTATGGCTGAGCCTCGCTTCAGTATAGCAGTTAATGACTCCTTCCAGCCGGGCTATCACTCTACTCCTATCCCTAAATATTTTCCTAATACGCTGGATAAGATATACGAGGAGTTGCTCGAGTGTCGCGAGGCCACTAATTCATTATTGAGGCAGTGCAAGTTAGCTGATATACTACTCGCTGTTGAGCAATATGCTGTATCTCAATATGGTGAGGCAGGATGGGATGCTATTAGGGATATGGCTAAGTTAACACAACGCGCCTTCGCCGCAGATAAACGATAGCGCTCCCCGTTCCACTAGAGTCAAATTACTATTAATAATCCTGAGAGGTTAAGATGGATAATGCACCGTTAGTTATAGGGCTGGCTCTCGCTCTTATTACAATAATTGGCTTATTGTTTAATGACTTAACTTGATAGCCCTCACTGTCGTGCCGCTGTTGTCTAGGGTAGCCGTAGTCAATGTTTAGACCAATAAAGCTGCTAGAGAATAATGCAATAGCGGCACATATGCAATGGCTATGACTATACTCGCTCTTTCTTTTATCGTCAAATTACTATTTACAATCGTCAGAGGTTACAATGGATAATGCAGCATGTGATTATTATGCACCGTTAGTTATATGGGATTATTGTGTATGGTTAGGTATGTGGCTGGCTCTCTTTCTTATTACATGGCTGTTGTCAAGGGTAGTCTAGTGATAACCCGTCGTAAGTAGATCTACAATTTCTTAAGAGGTTTCTATGCTTAGCATTCAAGTTCGTCAGGGTGTATTTGAAACTAATAGTTCGAGCACCCATAGTATATCTATTCCGCGTCAGACCAGCCTTACTATCCCTGAATCAATACACTTCGAGATTGGCCAATTTGGTTCTGAAAATAGTATCCTGAGTTCCATAGCAGCCAAGGCCAGTTATTTATACACTGGCTTCGCTGCTAACGATAGGATGAAGGATGCTTATGACATGATATTCCATCTGTTATCAGAGGGTATTGCTGTAACTACCGAGGATGTAGTATATGACAAATATCGCACTATGCTTAATGATGGCTACATGGATCACGCCAACGAGTTGAACGGCTTCCTCGATGCTATTGTAGCTAATAAGGATATGATGATGCGTTATCTATTCTCGCCCTATAGCTTTATCCTAACCGGTAGTGATAATGACTACAGTTATCTGATTGATAATAAGAAAGTGATGAAGTATGCTAGTGACTTCTTTTACAAGGGCAATTAGATATCACTACCCCCGTCTTATGAATAAGTTTAATGAATTGACAACCTTAGCGCATTATATTAACGGTGACTATGAGTGTACTCTATATGCTGATGGTACCCTGGTCCGTACTACAAGTGTGGTTGGGGCCCGCCCTGCCTATCCCTGCTCTATAGATATTAAGATCACTGACTACTGTGATATGGGATGTAAGTATTGTCATGAGAGTTCTACTCGTAATGGTGAGCACGCTGATCTAACACAGTTACTGAATGTCCTTAGTGATATACCTGCTGGGGTCGAGTTAGCAAACGGAGGGGGTAATCCATTATCTCATCCTGATATAATGGATTACCTAATAGAACTTAAGGCCCGCGGGCTTATAGCTAACATTACTGTTAATCAGGGTCACCTGCATCGCTATGCTGCTCTAATAGAGGATATCGTAAGTCAGGAGTTAGTGCGGGGCCTCGGCATCTCAATCACTAATAGTAACTATAGTAGTCTGATACCAGTACTGCATCTCTCAGATAACATCGTGTATCACCTCATCGCCGGTATTCATTCCGTTAGTATAATCGATGAGTTGGTTAGCCTCAGTACTGCAGCCAGTAAGGTACTCGTCCTAGGCTATAAGAACTTCGGCTTCGGTATAGACTATCATAGCCCTGAGGTAGATACAGGCATAGCGCAGTGGCGGCGCCTCTTACCCTCTCTTATAGGTAAGTGTAATCTCTCCTTTGATAACCTGGCTATCGAGCAACTAGAGCTCAGACGTTTATTCACTGATGAGGGGTGGGCCCGCTTCTATATGGGCGATGACTTCCAGTTTACTATGTATATTGATGCGGTTAAGCAGCAGTATGCTCCTACTAGTCGTAGTTATAACCGTACGTCATTCGACTCTACTTCACTAATCGATTACTTCCAGGCAGGCTTCCCATGCACATCAAGCTAGGCGATGAGATTAATAATAGGATAGTTACTAATATAACATATCAATCAATGTATCCTAGGTCAGCGGGTTATAGTTACAATACGAAGGGGAACTGCTACGCTGGTCATAATAACAGAGTGGTTGTCACGTTAGATGATAATACTGAACTAACCTGGAATCCCCAGTTGTTCCAATTCGATTAGTTATTCTCAGTGTAGCAGGCGTTATGTGCTATAATGATAATATACTAATTGGTGATTATCTTGGATAAATTTATATGTGGGATAGACCCAGGTTTAGCTGGGGGGCTATGTATACTACAAAAGGGTAATACCCATAATGTAGTTGATGCTAGAATCATGCCAATCTCTGATAAGGATATAAACATGGGGGTAATTAAAAATTACCTGTCTTATTATAAACCTTATCTTACTATTATTGAACGCCAGATAGTAGTCCGGCCCAAGATGGTTGAGGGAAAGGAGCAGCGCCAGGGTCTGGGTTCTGCTGCTAAGACTATGCTTAACTATGGGAAACTAATTGGCCTATTAGAGGGTATAGGTCTGAATTATGTAGTAGTAGATTCCCGTGAGTGGCAATCGCACTATGCCGATATGACCCCGCCTATTAAATGGACCTATAATAAACCTACTAAGACGCGCAGTGTATCTATTGCTGTGAGCCTCTATCCTACTGTTAATTTATTCAGGACTCCTCTCTGCCACAAGCCCCATGATGGTATGGCTGAGGCAGTATTATTAGCTCATTATGGCGCAGAGGTTATCGATGACCTCTAATATTATTACTAGTCGATCTGTAGCAGAACGCCCGCCCTATTACTCTGTTAGTGCACTGCGTGTATATCGTCGCTGTGGGATGGAGTTCTATCATAAGTATGTTGATCTTAATAGGAAGGGAGGGGCTACGCGCTCTACTCTACTCGGTAATCTGGTGCATGAGGCCCTCGAGTTATACTATGATCCTGGAGTAGAACACGACTTTAATCTAGAGCGGTGCCTCGAGGAGACCTACATGAGCACGCTTATGGCCGCCGGTGTCATTGTATCTAATACGCCTGCGTCGGATCAGGCTACTATCTCTAGTTACCTGATGGGCCTAGTAGATGGTTATGTGGCATTGCATAACAGAGCCCGTGCTGATTATAAGGGTGCCGATGCCATACGCACTGCTGCCGGTAAGGTGAGTAGTGCTTATCAGTCTACTACTGCATGGAAGCAGGCAGAGGAGCCCCTCCTCGCTCTACGTCATGCAGCTAATGAATATATGCTTATGCTTAATCCTGAATTGGATACTGAGCTTGATGTTATTGGCGCACTGACTGACGCGTTTAACTTATGTCGGGCCTTTATTCCTCCTAAGGAGTTTAAGCGCACCATCTATGTTGAGTTACCCATCAGTGAGTATAATGACGGCACTATAATCAATGAGGTGCCCATGCCATCTGATTGCGGCGGTGATGACGGTATCAACCTCCTGGGCTTCATTGACTGGGTGGGAATCACCTCTCATGGCCTAACTATAGTTGATTACAAGACCAGTAAGTCTGCTTATACTACAGATAAGCTGGCGTATAATCCTCAGCTCTGTGCCTATGCCTATGCCTACGAGAAATTGACGGGCACTAGCGTTGATGCTATGGGTATCTATAACGTCAGGGAGGGTAGTCTGGTACTAGCGCCTATTGACCGCGGCATTATGAATCGAGTATTAACCTCATTCTTTGGCACGCACAAGTTAATCACGGCGGGCTTCTATCCTCGCCACTACCCTGAGGATAACTATAGCCCCTGTCTCGATTCCTTTGGTAAGCCTTGTCCCTATCTCCATGATTGCTACCCTGAGCTAGCAGAGGAACAGGGTCTACTCGATCTCTATAGATTATTGAATTGACATACTGGTATTTAGTACGATAAGATTAATGGGTATATAGAGGATATGTATGCCCAAACCTAACCCCTGGCTTGATGAAGTAAAGTATTACCTGCGTAAGAAGTTCTATCAGCAGATTGATTTCGAGTCTGCTTGTTACAATCAAACATTCTCATATGAGACAGTGCGTAAGTGCATGTACTTAATAATGAGAACTAGCCCGGACATATACAGGCATGCTGCCTGGCTCTGGGCTACGCAGCGCAGTCGCAATGACATCGCGGGCGGTCTTAATGTAGATAGTAGTACTATTAAGCGTAAGTTTGATGCCTTTGCTATCCAATTACTTAATTATCTGATTCATCCTAATATCATGCCTGTATTAGGCCCCATCGATATTCGTACGCAGATGGAGGAGGAGGATAAGCACATCAGGATCCCTGAGATCATCGATGGTAATGTGTATACGGCTGCTGATTATTTAAATAGCGTGGTAGATGATGGCAGACTACACTAATATACTGCAGGAGCTGCGGGACTGGAAGGATGACTTTGGTAGTCTACTTGATAATAAGCAGCTTATAGGGACTATTGAATGGCAGCCCCTCTGGGAACGGCTAGTAGCTCTAGAGAGATTATTCAATGACCCTATAATATCTGAACCACTGGATAACTATAAGGTGGCTCTGCGCCATCCTATTGATGCCTGTGGGATGACAGAATTTGTTGTACAGTTAGTAGAGAAGGGCTCCAGTGAGAATGATATATCCCGCGCCTTATCTATGCAGGGTGTTGATCTTACAGCGCGCCAGGTAGGTGAATGGATAACCTCCTATAAAGGCGCGCCCATAATGGATAGAGTAGAGTATCCCTATGGCTCTGTGTTTGATACTCAGGCGCAGCTACAGAGTATATTTAATGATCTTAAGGCGGGTATTATCGCTCTCAAGTCGGCCGATGATGAACCATTTATTAAAGCTAGGAGAGTCAAGGAGGAAGTATGGATTCAGTTTATGCAGGAACAGCGCCAACTACTAAAAGATGCGCGTGCACTGATGGAGACTGTCAAGCAATTCGAGGCCATAGACCGATTCAAGCAAATTGTAATAGAGGAGGTGAACAAGGAGAATCCAGTTATAGCGAGTCGCATATACCGGCGTATACAGCTGGCCAAGACACTCCACAATACGCTGGAACCCTCCGCATAGCGACATCACAGTATAGCACGCATATACTAGATGAATACTTTCTTTATAATAGCTTTAATGTATTCATCGGTACATTTATATTTGGCCTAGGTGGTAGTATTAATTATGATAGATGTGGTTATACCTTCTATCAGGATATTCGGCTAGGCTTTATCTATTGCGCTATTAGCTGGTCTAGTCAACGCCCATTTCATCTAAAAGTCAGAGGTAAGCTCATTGAAAACAAACTATCACGGCGGGAAGTATCTCAGATGGAACAATAGAGTGCTTGAGGTAGATGATGGCGATGGTGCGTGGAAGCACTATAAACATAGCCTATTCGCTACTGCTGATATACCTAATGGTAGTGATGGATTCGCTACTGCTCAGATGTGCCTCAAGAATGGTTATACCTATCGCCTCCCGTCTTGATTATCTCCACCCTGACGTTTTGCTAGTTCGTTGATGGTGTAGATAAAAACGTAGTCGTAGGGATGAATCTTCCCGACAGCTGCGCTGTAAGCAAGAGAGCTTAGGAGCATGGCAATGAGTAAGTGCTTCATTGATTGACCTCCTGGCTTCTTAGTCCACTAATAAGGTTTTTAAGTCTCCTGGTGGGCTGTTGAGAGGGCTAATCCCAATAATGCAAAGCTAGAAAAGAGCCAGCACCCGCAAGGGTACTGGCTTTTTGATCATCCATGTCCTTCTCATCTTAGCTTATTAGGGTAGATTGAGTCAAGCTAATAATGTTGGGGATTCCTGACACTAGGGCCTAGCCCATGCGCAGCATTACCTCTCTATCAAGTCTACCATCTAGCCTATTGACCCAGAGACTATTATCGTCACTGGGTCTTGTTGTGACTGTTACTGTATTGCCGTTCTGCTCAGCGCTGGTCTCCTGAGATATTAGTGCTATATGGCCCCGGCGTGCCGCCTCCTCTGTTATCTCCTTCAACTCGGGGCTGAAGTTACCATTATTGCTTATGATGGCTCGAGACTGAGTGGCTGGTGCAGGCCCGCCTACTGTCTTACTGACGGCTAGGGCTAGCCGGGCCACCTCTGTATTATAGGGGGTAGCTGACTGGGCTAGTCTATTCATAGTATCTGACACAGTAGCGCGAATAGCCGCTATGTTGTTCTTATACTGGCCTAGCAACTGTTGCTTAGCGTATACTTTTATGGAGCCCCAGTCACTACTGGCCCGCGCTGACTTGACCCAGCTGGTCTGCCCTAATATCTCTACGTTGAATAGGCGGGCCCGTCGTGCTATCTCCCTCTCTGTGAATGGATCTAGTAGTTGTATGTTACTATCTCCTCCAGCAGGTGTCGGTAGTAGCATAGCTGCCGTTCTACTACCTGAGGAGTCCTTGCTAGCGTCAGCCCATCTATCCGCGTTGTATTGGAAGGCCCGCCCTGGCATAGCTAGTGTCATGCCGCCTGGCCCCTGCTTATAGCGCGCTAGTAGATAATCTGTTGGCGTGACAAATATATTCAGCCCTGTTATCTTACCCATACCCTCTACTGCAGCGCTACTACCGCGGGCCAGCGTCTCGTGTATACCTGGGGCGGCAGTTATAGCTGCCCCTCCTAGGAGGCCTACTGCACCTGATTTAGCTATTAGACCCCAGCCCGCGCCCTTGAACCAGCTTGCGGCCGCTCCAACTAGAGACATCGCACCTAGAGCCATACCTATGGCTGATGTGATGACGCCCTTGACTTGATTGTTACCGAATGATAGAAGACTGGGTATCTTATCTCCTATTATGTCGCCTATACCTCTATCTACACCAGCCCAGAACCTCTCACTAGCCTCACTGAAGTCCTGCCAGGCATCGCCCTTAGTGACTGCCTCTAGGTGCTTATAGCCCCATGCAAATAGTCCTGTTGCTATACCTACGCCTATTGCTACCGCTCCTATTGCTGCTACTACGGGGGCAGCTACGGGGGCGGCTGCGACTGCCGCACCTAGAGCTCCTATCGCCTTAGCAGCTATTAGACCTGTGACTATACCAGTTATAGAGTTACGCACTGTCATACCAGCGTGCTCCTCGAGTAATTGTCTCTCTGCCTCAGTGTATAACTCATCCCGTTGAGATCGGCCAAGTCTCACGAATGCGCTACCTATATCTAGACTCTCTATGCCCCCCCAGGCTGTCATAATGCCGCCGCCTAATGCCTGAAGCGATGCCCGTGCGCTGAGCCGCGCCTTAAAAAATGGGTAGACTTTTATCTCTGAGGGGTCAGCTATAGGAGCCTTACCGCTATCCCAGTGGAATATACGTTTCCATTGAGGGGCCTTCTTCCGCTCTATATCTATAATGCCGCCCTGCTTATTGGCCCAGTCCTCTACTCTCTGATTGCGACTACGCAATACTTCTATATCAGTAGTGGCCCCAGCCATTATCAATGCCTTCTCCTTGATGTCCTTGAATAGGAAGCCTAGTTCATTTAGTACGCTAGCGCTTATGATACGTATCTGTTCGTCTGATGTCAGACCACGGAAGCGCGATGATATCATAAAGGCATCGCCAGGGCTGGGGTTAAGAGATATCTTACGTATAACCTCGCGCTCTATCGTCTCCTTGATGACCTCGCGTATACGACGTCTTAGGAATGAGTCAGCATCTCCATACTGTATCTTGAATGTCTCCTCGCTTAATCCTAATAGTGAGTAGGCCTTCTGTGAGAAGGGGGCGGGCCCGTTATTAATTGATATATCGCTATCTAGTAGGTTTAGTATCTTAGTCAGGAAGCTATCGGGCCCGCGGCTTATAGTGTCATCTAGACTATCTACTAATTTACGTACTAGATCGTCCCTATCAGTTATACTGCGTACAGTACTCTCGTTTATAATAGGGGCATCGTATACGTGCGCCATTAGAGTATCCATCCCGTCATTTGCAGTCATACTCATGAAGCTATTGAGGAAATGACCTATTCTCTTCCCTACCTCTCCGCCCATGCCGTCAGGTGGACTAGCGTGTAGCGTATAGGTGAAGCGGCCCCGCTTCACCTCATACTTCATGCGGTTCTCTCCTAGGGGGCTCTTAGCCTGAGGTGCCGTTATAATAAAATACTCTGCCCTCTCACCGGCCCATAGAACACGCAGCTCAGTCATAACGTTATCAATAGCTCGTGCTTGCTTACCTCCCTCTAGTACGCCAAATAAACTCATCATCGCGCCTATCGCGCCTGCAATCATAGTGGCTGCAACACCCCCAGCTAGACTCGTCATAATGGGTGTGTTGATTAGTGGTATCTTACCCCAGAAGTTAACTAAGAAGGATCCCATCATCCCCAGGATATTGCCCTCCTCTGTCCTCATTGATCTAGGCGCGCCCATCTCCAGCCAGTCTCCATCTGCAGCGTATATATCTACCTGTCTACCTCCTGTACGTCGTTCCGACGAGTACTTAATGAAGTTCTCGTATTGCACGAAGTTGAGAGGGTTAGCTACTCTGGATACCAGGCCAGGGAATGCAGTCTCTGCTAGTAGTCGCATGTCCCCCTTACTCAGCGATGCGATTAGCGTGTCTAGATATGACTTGGGTTTCTTACTATCCCGGGGATTCATATTATCAGGATTACCTAGATTAGTCATCTCAGATACTAGTGACTCTGGCCGCTGATATGCGAAGTTGCGTATTACTTGCAGACGACTACTCAGTGCTATGTTCATCAATGGATCCGCTCTATAGAGGGCCAGGCTGGCTCTATTGAATGGGTTAGTTACGCGCCGGCGGTTCCTATCAGTCAGTGGGTCTAATCGTGCCGTTAGACTGACTATACTGATGGCCATAAACTTGCGCTGATCCTCTGATAAGTTATTCATCGAGGCATCAGTTATATTGGCCTTACGGTAGTCGCGCGCGTATAATTGGCCCATGGCCCCTGCCTTGACCATCTTGAACATGTAGGCCGGTGCCGTAGAATATACTGCCGTACTGATGTCCTGGTTAGTGGACTGCAGCTGCATGTAGAAGGTCTGGCGCGAGCCTAGCTCTCCCTCTCGCACACTAGTACCGAATACTAGGACACTCATGAATGGGTTACTGGCATTTAGCACAAAGCTGCTGCGTAGGTTATCTATTGCAGTACTCATACGCCCTACGCTGCTCTCTATGGGGTTGATTAAGCGCACGCCGCGCTTACGTTTATAGGCGCCATCCGCCATTACAACCAGAGGCTCCAGGGGATCCGGCGCCACGACTATATCCCGTCGTGTGACTAGGCGGAATGCATTAGACACGAACTCCAGCGGTGTGCCGTCCATGGCGTTATAGAAGCCTGCTGTTGCTTCTTCTTGATTACCTGAGCCAGATAATACAATACCTACACCTAGTAGAAGAGCAGTAGCGGCTATGTTCACGGTGCCTAGTGCCGCTGCAGAACGCAATAGCCTATTACCGCCGGGCCCCAGTATTCTGGCGTTTCTATACTTGAGGTAGTCTCTACTATCTACTAGGGTGCGTAGGTTCTCGCCGTAATCCGTTAATCTATAGTTACCTGCCTCGTCTATAATGTCCCGTACCTGGAAGTTAGATGGGCGCCGGCCGTGTTCATTCATAGCATTATGGTATGCCGTGCCATGAACTGTCTTCAGATGTTCATCTAGTAAATCGAAGCTATGGTAGCCTCGTCGATTATTACGATAGTCTGATAGGTAGGTCTCTACAGTATTGAAATCAGACCGTATGTCCCTCTCAAGAGAGGCTAGACGTAGCCGCCGCCACATACCTAGTGGGTTCAGTGGATGCATCTTACCTACCTTGGCCCTCATTCTACGATACCGCTCTATAGTAGCGCCTGGGTCGAGCCCGAGATCTCCTAGTTCTACTACTGCCATAGCGTTTACGCCGGCATAGAGCCCTACTGTGGCTAGTCGAGTCATGACATTGTCGTCCATGCCCTCACTTATATTCCACCCAGTCTTAGTCTGGAATAGAGCTGCTACAGTGCCAAGAAGTAATGGCATGCGATAGGCCCGCCATCTGCGTAGACCCGTGTGCATACCGCGGCTTATCCTAATGTCATTCATACCTGTTACTCTCGCTACACGAGATTGTAACGCTGCTACCTTCTTACGCCATGGATCGTGCTTCATAGCGAAGGAATACGCGAAGGCCAGAGAAGTACCTACGAGTAGAGAACTTGTTAGTGGACTCGTGCCCGTTAATCCAAATAATACGCCGAGCACAGGGGGTACAATAAAGTTACTCAGGGCTACTACCTTAGCTAGTCTTCTATCTAGCTTCTCGAATCCCTGTAGTGCCCCGTAGCTGAACCCCGCCATTGTGTCTATTACCTTACCTGAGTAATGCCAGAAGGAACCAACTGCAGTTCGCGCACCTGCTATGGGTATATTCATAACTCGGCCGCCCCAGTCATCTACTAGTACTGCTAGGTTAGTCATCTTATTACTGAGGTCCTTCGCACCTGCGCCTATCGTGGGGTCGCGTAGTATCTTAGAGCGGGCGTACTCTGGTAGTAGAGCAGACAGGCTGACTAGGCTCGCCGTTAATGATACTGCTAGTGATATATTACCAGCGCTCTGTATGTAATTGATGACATTATCCTTCTCCTGGTTATATATGAAGGCCTCAGCATAAGGCTTATTGGCGTCAAAGGCCAGGGGGGCTGACACGCTCATAGAGATACCCAGTACAGGTGCTGATTGTACCCCCATACTATAGCTGTATACACCCTTATCCATCTCAGAACCACGGCGCCGTGACTCCGCTATGAAGAACTGGATGTAGGACGTGGGGGCCTGACTAGCGTAGACCTCTATAGTTCTGGCCCGTCGACTTATAGCTGCTACTGGTGTGTGGGCACTAACTCGTCCTGCCACGAATGCAGACCATGCCTCTAAAGTCCTCTCAGTTCTATTGCCAACTAGCCCGCCTGTGTTAACCCTATTGAGTACTGATTGTTTCCATGCCTGGAGACTACCTACTGTTGCGTAATTCTCGTCTAGTATCTGTCCCTCTTGTCCTGTCATCCGGTTGAAGGTATTCATTATGAAGTTACCTACACCGGTTATGATGCGGGGGGCCCATAGTAGCGCTGCTGTAGTTAGGCCCCACGTCATGAATCTATTACCCTTCTTGATTAGAGTGCCTCGCTTCAGTACTTCCTCCGCCTCTGCAGATATTAGACGACTGTTACCACTGGCATATAGCTCATCGCTGAGACTATACCGGTTAATGGCCATACTACCGAATACCTCACTACCTACATAACCACCGGCTACTGCTAGTGCTGTATAGGCAGCCCCCATGACGGGCCCCTCGAGTACTAGATTGCGGTTATTGTAGCGCACCTCCTCTACGTCGACAGCGCCGAACTGTAGGTTAATAGAACGCAGGAAGCTAGGCCCACTTGCATCTAGTATATTAGCTAGGCCGGCCTGCACGTTCATAAGGGCTAATACAGAGGCACCTATAACGCCCTTATTGCGGAAGAATGATGAAGTCAGGAAGCGACTATTACGCGCTGATATTAATCTGAATAGATCCTCTTGAGCTGCTGTGGCCCCCGCTGCCCGTTGTACTGCCTGCTGATAGTGGGGGCTACTCTGTATGGCCTGATTGTAGACTATCAGCTGATCTACAAACTTAGCAACTAACTTACGCTGTTCTAGAGTCTGCACATTACCTATCTGACGACTACCTTGTCCGTTAATACCTACCTCCCATGTCAGAAGGTTCTCCACTAGCATCTGTCTCTCTAGCCTCATGAGTTCCTTATACTCTACAGCTAGATTACTAGTTGCTATGGGCCCTATACCCATGAATAAGTTATTACCCTGGAGGCGCGCCTTAGTAGAACGCATTACTCCTCCTAGCATAGCCCCGCCTCGCATGAGAATGCCCTTCATACCGCTGGCGTTATTCTCGCTACTACTGACTATGTAATTGAGACTCTGGCTTCCAGTACCTAATATTCTATGGAAGGTTTCTGCCATCTCATTAAAGCTGAATACCTCTGCCATACTCACGAAGGAGCGGCTGTCTTCCTTGCCATCTCCCCAACCCCAGCGCCAGGGTGCAACCGGTATACTAGTCCCTATCTCGTCAATTAATATTGCTAACTCTCGTTGTCTCTCAAAGCCTATGTTAGTGGCCTTGAGCGATACTAGGAATGGTTCTACCTCACCTGAGACTGGATTATACCTCTCTTCAAAAGTAGTCTCTAGACCAATAGGGCGCCGTAATGAATCATGGAAGGCATCCACAGAGCGCCTTAACTTAATGTCCTCTGCGCTCCCTCTCTCATAGGGATTTATGACATCTAGTATGAAGGGCTTAGTTATATACTCGAAGAAGGTAGATCCCCTCTCTCTATAAAATAGATTATTGAGGGCAGGTAGCGTATTTATACGGTCAGTATAGTAGTTGTCGAGGGTACCCCCGCTAAGCCTCTGAACTTCTTGCATGTACTTAGCTAACTCAAAATTATCGACGGGGGCGAAGTCTAGTATAGGTATGTGCTGAGGATATCTTTTTCCTCTTGTCTTCTGTACTGCGCTATCGATAGTGCCCTGAATCATAGATTTATTTAATTCTGCAGTTATGTAGCCTAGGGGTATACCCACACTGAAATACAGCCCCATACTGGCCGCCGTAGTCATTACAAAGCTACTGGCAAATGTGAGCGCATTCTCATATACACCGGCTACTGGTACCATGCTATCGCGAGTCTCATCGTAGTCAAAGAACGTGCCGTAGTATGTCAGTGTTCTATCTAGTACTGCGCCGAAGGCCCCCGCTATACTAGGTAGGGCCCCCACCTCATCTTTATATAATCTGCCAAAGCCGGCCATGATAGTATACTCATTGATGAGAGAGCCCAGGCCCGGCGATAATAGGGCTCTATCGTAGTCGCGGACCTGCTCTGGTACAGTACTGGGGGCCCCACTTAGCGCAGCGCGCGCTAGGTAGTTCTGTGTGGCTATACCGGGCCTATTAGTGTAGGACTCTAGTGATTCTCTCCAGTCTAGGTGTCCGCTTACTCGAGCGCGGGCTGCGTTATTAATAGCCACCTCATAGAAGTGGGAGGCCCCCAGGAAGCTGGGTAGTTGAGACGCAGTAGTACCAGTAGTAGCACGTATAAATGACTTATTGGTATAACCCATCTGCGTCATCTCTATATCAGAGACGTTGAACTTATTATCAGACAATAACATGCCCTTATAATACGCGAAGGCAGCGGGGTCATCCTCGCTAGTTAGCCGTATCATGATCTCTCTATTATGCTGAGCACTGAAGCGCCGGGTGCCCATATAGAGTACATCGGTGCCCTTCTCGTCTATGTTCTCAAATAGGTGTTTATTATAATGAGTGCCTACGTTAGAGCCCACTATAACGCCGGCCTGCTGTAGACGATTACGTATGCTGGAATCTAGCTGGCCACTAGTAGCCATTAGTACTGGTATGTCGGGGGCCCGCTCTACTATAGTGTTCTCGAAGTTCTCTAGTCTGGCGTAGTGAGTCCTATCTAAATTATTATCTCGACTGATGATATTTCCATCATCATCTCTTGCTTGAGCTAGGCTCCAGCTTGCTGGGCTCAGCACTATGCCATTGGCCCTCTGCGCGTCGCGGGTCATAGCTAATATAGCCTCTGACTCACCTAAGATGAATCTATTGCGAGAAGTATCTAGCTCCCTGCCCTCTGCTAGGGAACGCATATAGGTGCGGAGTTCAGTAACAAACTTAGGGTTAGTGGTTTCGTAGAATACATCCTTTTTATTAGACTTAAGGCCTATGTCAAGGAGACTACTATTAGTATTCCTGAGTATTACACCAGCACCCATGAGTAGAGGGGCGGCTATAGCTCCTACTATACCTAGTCGCGGGGCCCTGCCTGATATTATAGCGCCGGCCCCTGCAATACCTGATACTACCGCTCCTACCTCGAGGGCATTAGTTCCGTACTCGGTTATATAAGGAGCCGTGTGTACTCTACCTACATCAATACCGTCCTCTCTGGTAATCAACTCGAGCTTAGAGTGCATCAGCGTAGTACCCTGGCCCTTATTAGCAGTATAGGGTATGACATTTAGATTATTAGATGCCGCCTCTAGTGCCTGTGATTCTCTCTTAGATATAGTCATGTCGACTACAACGGTACCACCTACCTCATCGTATAGATCCATCTCATTGGTAAATATACCCTCTGCCATTTTTATATATGGCTTCATGCTCTGATAGAATTTATCTTGCCTCTCCTGACCTATTGCTCTGAAGCTCTCTTTATTAAAAGTATCGTGTAATAACTCTAGGGTAAAATCTGAGTGGAACCTATTGTGTAAGAACAAGGCCGCCTCTAGACTATTCGGGCGCGCATCTCTTAGAAAACGCTGAGTCTCATTAAAAGATGACACACCAAATCGGCTAGAGTAGTCCTCTAGTGAACCAGTACCAGCTGATGGGTACTTACCGGCCGCCTCTATTTGTTTTAGTAGATCCGATTCCACCGTTCATTGACCTCTATATTATCTGTATAGGAGACCTCTATCGGCGCTACCGGTGTATCGTATTCTATTACTACGGGGTCATTATTAAGTAATTGTATCTCTGCCTTGAAGCGTCCTGCTCGGCTAGTGCTCTGGTCCTTGATGGTGTAATCTACACTGGCACCCAGTGTATCTTTAATAGTAATACCTGTTAGTATATCGGGGTAATCGAGTAGACTAATTATGTTCTCTACCGGTGTTACCTCTATACGCTCGCGATCAGTAGACACACCTACCCACCAGTATCGTGTGTCTATTAGTGATTCCTGATAATCCGGGGCGCGTAGCCCCGGAGGTTGTTGTCTCCATCTCCATATCTCTACCTTATACGCATTCTCTAGTCTGAGTGCCTCGCCGGCCCGTGGTGTGCTGTACTGGGGATAGGCCAACGGCATATACTCTGGCTCGCAGGGGGCCAGCAATAAGCGTAGGGGTATAGTCGGCTGGAGATGTATTCTCTGACTGGTGCCTGGTATGACCTCACGAAGAGAACGCGGTGGCGTGATGTAGAGGTAGTACCGCCACGAGCCGAATAATTCCTGGAACTTAAATACAACTGGAGATAATTTCATTATGGTTATGGCGCGCCTGGAGACAGCTTCTAAGACATCATGTATGAGATGGGTTTATCTATAGTGGGGACTAATTTGGCATTCCCGACCTCCGTTCTTGACAATGAGAGCTTATATTGAGGGCCGCCGCTTACGAGCTGCCAGTAGTAACCCCTTACCGCGAGCGGTAGTTAACTCCCTATTCTTATTGAGTGTCTTACTACTGATACTCTTTATGCCACTAGAACTTATACTGAATCCCATGAGAGTGCTGTCCTCCTTAACGCAGTTGAATACAGCGTTGACTACAGCATCTATTATATCCTTACCACTGGCCCGCTCGTTGTGAGTTATCTTACCATTAGCCAGCTGTAATATACCACTCATCTCGGCCATCAGGCTATGTGTCCAGGTACTATCGCGAGGTAGTATCAGGCGCCCCTCATTGAGTAGTTGCCGCGCTAGGTTATAGTAACTCAGCTGCGCTGCATTAGTGGTACTCATCTCAGTAGAGCGTATGCCGTGAGCGTGTAGTCGTTGTATAGTGGACTGAGATTGGTACGAGTCAAATGAGCATAGACTAATATTGCGGGCCTGACATATCTGCACTAACTTCTCCTCTATATCTAGATAGGAGACTATACGCTGTATGCCCCTCCCCCTATCATCTCTATCACTATAGGGCTTCCACACTAATAGACCATCTACTATGACACCCCATCTATCGTCCTCTAGCTTAATGCTCCTTACGAAGGCAATAGCGGCGCTATCCTTCTTGAGCCCGTAGTCTACGTGTAGATAGGAGCGACCCCCGTTGAGTCGCTCTAGTCTAGTTATCTGCAGTGATACATAGTGGCGCATATCATCACCATTGGTTATATCCAGTGGTGTAGAGCGCGCATCTAGGCAAGAGGTGCCCTTAATTGCCTCCTCTATATACTCCTTCTGGAAGAAGGAGCCGTGCCTACTAGAGCGTATGCCCTCATACTCCAGAGCTGCTTTCACGGGATCGCGTATGTAGTCCTCACTATTCTTGAGGTTATACTCACTGACTTGTGGTCGTAGATTGATATCCCAGGTGCGTAGACGGAATGCCACCATGCGGGCATCGCGTGTCGCTACCTTATAGAGATTCTGTATGTAGTCCCCCTCACCCCAAGCAGAGCTGATGGCTATCTTCTTACCCTTATCACCGAAGGTACTCAGCCCTTTAGCTACGTTACTCCATATATCATCTGCCTTTGACTCTCCTAGCTCGTTATACTCGAAGCGGGCCGCCTCATCTAGAACTAACATCTTGAGAGAATAACCTACTAGGGACTGCGAGTTAGTGTGTTTAGCATAGATGGCTATATTCTTAGTCGGGCAACGTATCTCCTGCGTGAGTATCTCTATCTGACCACTGTTCACTAGCCCCTTGAAGTACGCGCTCTGGCTGGCGTAACCCCTGATTGCGCCGAATAGCGTCTCATTGACCTGATCCCCGCTTCGCGCTATGACAAATATGGCTATAGGCGATCCACTCAGGAGACCATAGTGCTTAGCTGGGTTATCTAGGTTGATAAGGCAGTAGAATTCATATAGCACGCATATACTCGCTAGCACACTCTTACCTCCTCGTCGTCCGCACTCTAACACCATATTGACGTAAGAGCGGTCTGGTACCCAGGTGGTTACATCTTGTTCAGCCCATCGTTGTAGTATGGCTAGCTCATCCTCTGGTAAGGGCTCATTATAGAGAGCGCGCAGTATAGCTCTCTGAGGTGGGAATAATGTATCGCCGGGGGCCAGTAGATATTGCTCTGCAAATTCAACTATACCTATAACGTGATTAGTCTTAACCTGAGCTAGGCCCTCATACACTAACTCATCGAATAGTTCTATTGGATCCAGCTTACGTTTACGCGCCAAGTGTCACCTCCATGTACATATTCTTAGTCTCTATGTATTCTGTTATGTCTATGTTAGGTTGTATGGCCTTGATTAAATTAGGATCCTCGTTTATAGCAACGTAGAATACGTTACCTTGAGGTATCATGTGTATTGCCGCAGGGCCCGATATTGTGTTTACTGGTAGTGATGGATCTAGGTATATAGATGATATGGTACTCATAATATAGGGGCCCGCGTCTATCTCTAGCCCTATGTACTCGTCTGATATCGGTACATCTAAGCGGGGGTGTGATTCTATATAGCGTAGTGTCCAGGGCACAGTTGAATTGAAGCGGATAGTCGTTACCCTTGTATTCTGCGGGGCCTCTAATTGTACCTCCTGATCTAGACTATTGTCTCGAGAGAACGCAGTGTAGACTATAATGGTACTAGAGCTACCTGACCGCAGTACGTATGCGCTTATACTACCCTCCTCCTTAGTAGAGAGGAGGGCTCTCTGCAGTGGTTCTAGACCCCAGCTATCTAATTCTGAGCGCATGATAAAATTACCCCTACTATCTATCATGTCGTAGGGGCCGGGCACTCTAACAGAATGTATATCCTTATTGAGGACTACGACGGGGTAATCAGTACTACTGAGTAATTGTATTATCCACCAATCTAATAGCGGCAGTGCGCCTAATAGTGCAGGGGCCCGTGTTCTAATTAATGACTCGAGGTTAATCACAATGAATAATGACTTTAGACGGCGACGCCTTAGTATTATGCCCCTCACTATATGGTCAATAGCAGGCACCGCGCATGTACTTGACTCTAGATTTGAAGGGCTATAACATAATTCGTGTAGTAGGTGACGCTGTGCTTAGTACTAGGTGGGAATCACGCCTGCTCGTTGAGCAGTAAATTGATAGTGTAATTGTATACTGCAGGTGGTGCTACTGAGAGGGGCGCGTTAACTACGGTTTCTATGTGCACTACAGTACCCACGTTACTGCCGCGGTTATTACCATTAGAGGGACTGGCACCAGTTAGGTCAGCCCCTCGCACTACCAACGCATGAGTGAAGGGTCCTATAGGCCCCCCTGATGGTGTGAATGTGGCAGTAGCAATTAGACTAGCAGTGGGCGTTGTACGCGTTGGGATAGTGATAATTGGGGTAGTGATAATGAATCTACTATAGCCGCTAATCTCCCAGAGGGCTGCTTCAGCCATAGTGATATTCAGGCGGGCATCTATCTCATTGGGGGTTAATACAGTACCGATACCCAATTGGGGCCGGTTGATTAGAATGACTACTAGATTAGTATTAATCTGAGATAGTAGGAAGGAGTATAGTGCTCTTGGGTACATGTTAAGGTAGTGTTATATTAAGGCGGCTCTCTACGACGCCGTCGATGATCCTATATACTATATCATTATCTAGGGGGTCATATAGCTCTATATCATAGAACCATGTCTGGCGGAGTGCTGTAGTAGGTATGTTTCTAGTGCGTGTGGCCCCCAGATAGGGCTTAATACGTGTGTAAGTCACTCCATCTCTAACTACTGTAGTCAGGGGCTCAAACTCAAAGTTAGCGAATAACTCACCATCCTCCTCATCTCGTATCTGGCCCCGGCACTGCATTGCTGTTAGGTCTCCCTGACGTAGTATAGTCAGTAGATCCCAGAGGGCCCCCCGTATAATAGCTCTATCCTTAACTAGATCTAGCTTAGTTACCATAATTTCAATGTTGCTGTTACTGACTGCTGTATGGTTACGCCCTGTATAATACTATGACTGAGGCGCACCCTATCAACTAACCACTGCTGTTTATATAGAATACTATCTAATAGTGGGGGGCTATCTAGTAGGAATAACTCCTGAGTCTGTGCTCTATATTGATATAGCGCCGTCCCCTCACCATAATTAATAGTAGACCAGCCCGTATATGTTCCTATCCAGGGTTCCTCTAATCTAGTGGGTAACTCACCTACTAGATTAGGTAATGTACGTACCATCTGCTCTACTCTTGGTGGGCCAAGGGGATCTAGTAGATTAGTAGGTCTTAACTTACTCCACTGGAGAGTATCAGGCGGCGCTATGTCACCTGATACGTGTTGATATTCATAGTAAGGCCATATCACTCGCCCCGTCCATACCCAGCCGGGTAATAGGGGGTGTATACCCTGGCTATTTAACAACACCACCCTACCACTGAATATAGGTACTAGATCGTCCGCCGAGGGATAGCGTAGCGTGTAACCATTATCTACCATTGGTATATATGGTAGTAGATGCTCTACTAAATCTACTGGTAAGTAGATATATCGTCTATTGGGCCATCTCTGACCATCTATTCTTACAAATACGGCTATCTCCTGCCAGCCGCGACGGCCCCATAGATCACCACCCAGCCACTGAATTCCTACCCATGTGTAACTCTCTACCTCTTTGACTAGTGCATCTAGGCCCCTATACTCAAATAGACCTGCCTGTGGCTGATAGGGCCGCGTGGGGTTGAGCTGTCGCTGTTCTGTTACTAGTTCTTGCCATGGTTTAATAGTACTCAATTCGGCCAATCTCCTCTTTAGCTACTAGGTAATTATCATTCTCGTATGTAGCAAGAATGAATAT